ACCCACTCGAACTTCACCACGCTCACATTGAGTTCGCCCTTATGAACGCCGTTGACCTGAAGTGGCTCGCCTCCGAATACCCCGGCATTGACGACCCCGACAAGTTGGGTGCTTGGGTGAACAGCGCCGAGAACCTTCTCGTTCTTTGTCGCTTCCATCACCGTGGTCACGGCGGTATCCATGTTGCCTCGTCGTCAGACTATGAAGGCTTGAAGTACGTTCATAACTTGATTATCTAAGGGGATAGAAATGACTATGTGGCAAATCGCAGGAATCACCTTCGTCTGTTTCGTTCTGTCGAACATTGCTTCGACGTTGATGGTTCAGTCAGAATCACGCAACCGTGCTGTTGCCTCAGGTTTCTTTGAGGCTCTCTACGCCCTGTTTTGGATTTACGCCGCCAAGTATGCCCTTGACACCCACCCAATCGAACTAGTCGCCCTTCTTGCTGGCAACTTCCTTGGTGCCGTTATCGGGGTGAAGATTGGCGAGCGATTCGTTACCGACCACGGAGACGTAGAAATGAAAAACCGTCTTGCCGAGGCAGAGTCGGCACTCAACCTTGCGCACGAGGCGTTGGCTGAGTTGGAGGACGAAGTAGACCTTCACCACGGCAATAACGAAAACCACTAGGTTCATTTTTCCTTGTAAATAAAGGGTTTTAGAAAAAATCTGGGAAATACTTGCTTTTTGTCACTAGAGGGTGCTAGAGTTATTTATGTAGTAGTTACCTGACTAGGAGATAGCAAATGATTATTAACCCTTCCAAAGTAAATCGCCTCGCAAATGGCACGATTTCATCTGTCGAGTTCGAGACAGCACAAGGCACCCTGCGAGTCGAAAAGCGTTTTGAGGACTACCGCAGTGGTCGCTTTGACCACGAGTTCTACGCTCGCCCTCGTCTGTTCGTCGGCTCAGACCGCAACTGCGAGTCGCTCATTGAGGACTTGGCAAACCGCACTCGTCGTCCAATGGACGTGTACCGCAAGGGCGCAATGAACATCATTAAGAAGTTGAACCTTCCCTTCAACAACTTCACAATGACCGCTTCGCAGAACGCTGGTTGCCGTACCTGCCCTTGCTCGCCCGGTTTTATCCTGAAGATGGACGGATACAGCAAGCGAGACTTGCGTGGCATTAACTTCACCTTTGAGTTGCCAAACGGCGAAATCGTGGACTTCCCACGCTACGACCTCAGCATTGTCCTCAAGGACGCACCTACCGTTGATGAGAGCCGTCCTGCTCGCCAGTTGGTAGGTTCACTATGAGCAACCTTTGGAGTGTTCAAGACGAGGATTTAGAGGGCATTGTGCGCTGTTACTGCGGTGTCAAGTATTGGGAAAACCTACATTGTGCCGATTGCGGTCAAAAGGTAGATTCTGACTTGCTATCACAACTATCAGCACTTGTGTAACTAGACTGTGGTATAGTATTTAGGTAGCAATAACTGACCAAGGAGAAGCAAATGACCGCAACACTAAACATCACCAGCGCCACCGAGCGCCAAGTGTCCTTCCTCAAGGACTTGCTCGTCAAGCGAGTTGTATCACCCAACCTTGCTAACGAGGTCGAGAACTCAATCCTCGACGTTGCCACCGCAAGCCACTTCATTTCGATTCTGAAGGACTTGCCCTACAAGCGCAACACCTCAGTTGCCCCAGCGCCTGTCGCTGAGACAATCACCTTTGACGCACCTGTCCGTCAAATCCCTGTTGGTATCTACACCGTCGCTGACGGTGACGGTTGGGTCACCTTCAAGGTTGACTCGCCAGCGTGGGCTGACGGCAAGACCACTATCGCCGTTCTGGTTGGCGCAGACAACGAGCGTTCCTACAAGAACTTCGGTTGGGTCACCACCAGCGGTATCAAGAAGTGGGCTTCGGCTCAGGTCAGCCAGCGTGTTATCGCTTCGGCTCAGTTCCTTCTCACTGGCTCGCTCGACGAGGCTCGTGAGCAGTTTCTGAACCTCGCTGAGGCTCACGCAATGGCTTCGGGCAAGTGCCTTGCTTGCCACCACACGCTCACCGTTCCAACCTCGCTTCACCGTGGTCTTGGACCTACCTGCGCTCGTCGCTTGGGGGTGGCGTAATGGCTTTAGGCACCGTTGAGTTCCGTATGAGCAGTGCCGACTGGCACTACTTTGACGGACGCATTACTGGCTCCTTCTACTCACAGGTCGAACTGCCTGACGGCACTACCGAAGAGTGGTACACCAGCGTCCTTTGTGGCACAGCCAAAGTATCAGGCAGGAAGTTCTGGGCTATCGAAATGAGCGCCGACGAGGGCGTTCCGTGGGGGCAGACCGAGATTCAGGCGCTAGAGGGAATGACCGACGAAATGGTCATAGAACTGGCTATCCGTGCCACACACGAGTACATTGAGGAAGCGCTTGAAACAACGCTGATTAGGAAGGACAAGTAGTGCTCACACCGTTCGAGATACAAGAGGCAATCGAGAGCGCCATTGAGGAACTTTCCTCACTAAGTGAGCAACTTGGTGTTGCCTCATACGAGAGCGCCAAGAGCGAAGCAGACTTCAAGGTGAACTTTGCCAAGGAGCGACTCAAGGCTCGTGCCGAGGGTCAAGAGGCAGGTTCTAGGGTCACCGTAGATACCGCCGAGGACTTGGCTACCGTCGCCACAGAGGACGATAGGTACAATCACCTGATTACCTCCAACCGTCTAACTACCTTGCGTGAGGCAATCCGTGTAAAGCAGTCGCAGATTGAGGCACTGCGCACCCTCGCCGCCTCACAACGCAACAATCCGTAATGTCCAAATACAAACAAAGCGTCACCAAAACAACGCTCAACGCATTGGGTCGGAAATGTCAGCGGTGTTCCATCGCTTACCGTGACCCTCACCTCATAGAGGCGTGTTGGGAGATAGGAGAAGACTGCTGGGAAAAGTGTCCGCTATGCCACCCTGAGTTGTACAGCACACCACTACCAGTCCTACAACTACCATAAACCCTAGTTGTAAAAGAAACGTCGTGTAGCCTAAGGATAACCGAGAGGTATCTAAGGCTATGAACGAAATAATCACCAAAGAACAAATGCGTTTAATCGCCCTTGAAGAGGGGCTTCGTTCGTCCCAAGTCTTAGATGAACTGCGCCTAAAAATGCTTAATCAGGCGGTTGATTGGATTTGTGATTTGACTGGTTTGTCGTTGTTAGATGTACGTCGAATGATTGCTCAAGAAAAGAGTAGACAAGTCGCACGTCACCTTGATACGATAAAAGCAGTGCGTTCGGTGCTTAAAAGCAACGACGAACTAAAGCAGTACCCAAAACACAATCAGTAACAACTGACCAATAGAAAGCAGGACAGAAATGTCTACAGCAGTAACCATTATCGGAAACATCACTCGTGACCCTGAGTTGCGCTTCAGCCAAGGCGGAGTAGCGATGTTGTCATTTTCCGTAGCAGTAAACAAGAACAAAAAGAACAAGACCACTGGCGAGTGGGAGAAGGAAACTTCTTACTTCGACTGTGTAACGTTCAAGGAGAACGCTGAGAACTTTGCTTCTTCGCTGACCAAGGGCGCACGAGTAATCGTGACTGGCTCACTCCAACAGCGCACTTACGAGGCTAAGGACGAGAACGGCAACCTGACGGGCAAGAACGTCTCGAAGGTTGAACTCGTTGCTGACGAAATCGGCGCCACCCTGAAGTACGCAACCTTGGCAGTAACCAAGACTGAGTACAAGGGCAACAGCGACTACGACGACAACGGCTCGTACCAGCGCCCAGCGCCCAAGCAGTCCCTTCTCACCGAAGAAGAGCCTTTCTAGGCAAACAAAATCGTGCTGAACCTTTAAGGTCGGCAACGTAACACCGAAACCGTCCGAGTTGCTTCCCTGAAATAGCAACTTGGGCGGTTTCTGTGCTTTCTGGCTACTACTACCAGAAGTAACCACAAACTACAACAGTGTAGTTTGCTCTAGTACCCTATAAGTCCGTGGACTCCCCTTTCTCCGACGACTTCGAGCGTGGCTTAGACGATTTTGACCGTGACATCACTAAGCCTCACGACGAACTTTTTGAACCAGAGGACTACGACTACATGGTGATGTATTTCATAGAAATGCGTGAAACCTTCGAGGCGCTGGTCGAGGCTGGATTTAGTGAGGCACAAGCACTGCGTTATTGCGCCTTTTGCTCTATCTGCCTTGGAGACAGGTAATGGTGGAAAACCAAAACGAGTTTGGCGAGTTTAAGGAAGCAACTCACCAGTTCGACTTCATGCCCATTGACTTGTTCTTGGCGCTTCAGCGACCTTGGTGGACGGAAATGGCTTTGTGTAGAACCCCCGAAGGAGAGAACGTTGACTTGTTCTACCCAGAGACAACGGCTCATGGTGGAAACCACTTAGCCCCAGCCCGTAAGTTGTGCCTTGATTGCGCCGTTCGATACGAGTGCTTGCGCTTTGGACTGGACGAACAGTGGGGTGTCTGGGGTGGACATAGCCCCAGTCAGCGACGACGGATTAGTTCGATGCTGAAAAAGGGTAGTAGCCTTATAGAAGCAAGCGAAGCAATAGACGCACGGAGTCGAGATGCCAGATAACGAGGAACAAATACCTCTACAACCTGTAGATAACTTCTCAGAACTGGGTGCTACGGGTCTTTGGCGCACGGGTGGATTCGTCATTGACGACATCCTGCCTCAACTTCGAGGACGACAAGCACTAACCGCTTACCGTGACATGAGTGAAAACGACCCGATTATTGGGTCAATCCTCTTTGCTATCGAACGTGTAATCCTTCAGGTGGACTGGCGAGTAGACCCTTACGACGACCAGACTGGTGAAACGCCAACGGACAATGACCGTGCCGTCGCCGCCTTTGTCCAAGAATGTATGGACGACATGAGCCACTCGTGGCACGAACTGATGATTGCTATCCTCAGTTTTCTACCTTACGGCTGGTCTTTCTTTGAGATTGTCTACAAGCAACGCAAGGGACCGGAACAAAAAGACCCGTCAATGCGCTCCAAGTTCAGCGACAACAAGGTCGGCTGGCGCAAGATTGCTATGCGAGCACAGGACAGTCTGTGGCAGTGGCAGTTTGACGAGAGTGGTGGAATCAAGGCAATGATTCAACGTGACCCAACGACGGGTCGCCTGAACGTTATCCCAATCGAAAAGGCTTTGCTGTTCCGCACCACCACCGCTCGTGGAAACCCAGAAGGTCGCTCAGTCCTACGTAACTCGTTTAAGTCGTGGTACTACAAGCGCCGTATCGAAGAGTTTGAGGCAGTCGGCGTTGAGCGTGACTTGGCTGGACTGCCCGTTGGTTACGTTCCTGCCGAGTGGATGAGTGCCTCTGCCACACCTAGTGAAAAAGCGTCATTGGGCGCTATGGAACGCATTGTACGAGGCGTAAAGCGCAACGAAGCCGAAGGCATTATCTTGCCAATGATGTTTGACGAGAACGGCAAGCAGTTAGTGGACTTTAAGTTGATGAACTCTGGCGGTGCTCGTCAGTTCAACACTGACCAAATCATTACTCGCTACAACCAGCAGATTGCCATGACGGTTCTGGCTGACTTCATTATGTTGGGTCACGAATCCGTCGGTTCCTTCGCTTTGGGCGCTTCCAAGGTGGACTTGTTTATCGCCGCAGTGGAATCTTGGATTCGCCTGATTTGTGAGGTATTCAACAGCCACGCATTGCCACGCCTAATGTCGCTGAACGGCTTTGACACTTCCCGTATGCCCCAACTGGCATATGGTCAGGTTTCTGCGGTGGACTTGGTGGAACTTGGTACGTTCCTCACCAACCTTTCTCAGTCGCAACTTCTTACGCCTGACAACAACCTTGAGGACTTCCTGCGTGAACTGGCTGGATTGCCAGCCTTCAGACCAGAAGCCAACGGTGTTGCCGACAACTCTCGTTATGGTGAAAACATGACTCAGCCGGGTCAGACCGAGCAAACCCACGACAACAAAAAGAACTTTATTGCCGCAAACTCGGCGGTAACTGGTGCTTCGGCACAGCCCAACACAACTCCTAGTGGCGTACAAAACCCCCAAGGTGGAAAGAACGACCAAAGCGGTGGCAGTGGCATCATGGCTGACATTTCGAGTCAGGGCTACCCCGGTCAAACTGGACAAACACCGCCGTCAGGCAAGGGCGCTACGGGAAACACCACAGGTCAGAACGGACCAGTTACAAATAGCCCACTTATTAACAACCAAGGCTCAACTTCGTGAAAATCCGAATAAAGCCGACTAACTCTGCTGGAAAAAAAAAGCAGACGACCATAAAGGCTCGTTCGGTGCCGTTTAAGGGCGTTGCCCCAACACGCCGCCACTTCCGCTAACTAAACGTACTTTTCCCAAGTGTGGGGTAGCATTTATGTCAAAGCGGCAATAAGGAGAACCCTTTATGGACGAACTAAATATCCTCGATGTTGTCAAGGACGTATCACTTACTGAAATCATTGTAAGCGAGCACCTAGACAACGAACTCCGTAAGTCAGCCGCCGACCTTTTGACCGAGGGCTACGCTTCTGCCGACCTGATTGCCGTTGAGAAGGCAGGCGAATCCTCACTTATTCTCGCCCCCGTTGGTGAAAAAAACAAGGCGATTGGATTCCCATTCACGTTCAACGCCGCTCCCATTGAGCCACAGGACGACAGTTCTGACGACAGTTCTGACGACAGCGACGACTCAACTATGGGCACCGTTCAGGTACAACTAGACCCTGCTACCGTCGCCGCTATCCTTCAGGCGGTTCAGCAAAGCCGTGAGGACGAAAGTTCGAGCAGTTCCTCAAGTTCCGACTCAAGCAGTTCCTCGTCTTCGTCGTCAAGCGACAGTTCAAGTACGTCGAGTACGCCTGCCGTGGTGGAAATCGTTGATGACAAGGACAGTAGCGACGACAGTTCCTCGTCCTCGTCCAGCAGTTCGTCCTCGTCCAGCAGTTCGTCCTCGTCCAGCAGTTCCAGTTCCTCAAGCGCCGCTCTTGACAGCGACCTTGGCGACCACTGGAAGGACGGTCTTGACCCTTGGCAAGTCGAACTTGCTGAAAGCATTGACGCAGTAGTTGACAACATTGGTCGTTTCCCTACGACTGACGCTTCATACACTGACAACTCGCCCTTTGGCGATGCTGGAAACTGCTCTGGTTGCATTGCCTACATGAATGGCACTTGCGACTGGGTTGCCACGCAGGTATCACCTAACGGCTGGTGCAAGTTCAACATTGTCCCCGTCCTTATCCGTGCCGCTGGCGAAGCCAACGAAATGTACAAGGAAGCCAAGACTCGCACCGCCGAGACTGTGGTGGAAAAAGAAGGTCCGGGCGTAAGTGAAGTTCACGTTGATGCCGTTGGCACAATGGTCGGCTCACGCCGTCGCAAGCCTAAGTTTGTTCCTGAGAACATGACTGTTCTGTCTGACGACGTTGTGAACCCACAAGTTGTACAAGACGCAAACTTGATGCAAAAGAGCAAAGAAGTTATTACTGAAATCCCTAACCAAATCAAGAAAAACGCAGAACTTCGCTACACCCTTGGTCCTTGGTACGTTCCAAACCGTGCAGACGCACATGGCGAATGGACAGACCCAGAAGAACTACAAAAGGCTCTTTGGGGTTATGTAGAAAACGGTGACCGTGACATTCGCCTTCAGCACAACGTAAACATTGTGGCTGGTAAGTGGGTTGAGGCACTGACGTGGCCCCACGAAGTCGAAGTTCCAATGATGAAAGCCGACACTGGTGAAATCACAAAGCAACAGTTCCCTGCTGGCACCGTATTCCTTGGTGTGCAATGGGAACCTTGGGCTTGGGAACTTGTCAAGAAGGGCGAAATCCGTGGCTACTCAATCGGTGGCACCGGCGCTGGCGTAGAAGTTGACCTTCCTACCGAATACGACAACCCAGCAACCTTCCCAAACCGCTAAGGAGAGCAACTATGTCATTCAATACAAACGACCTCGTTCCAAACTGGTCTAAGGCTAGTGAAATCCTTAAAGGGGATGTCGTAGGTCACGCCTTTCACGGCAACCAATGGCAAGCAACAACAGCCGTAGGGCAGTCAAAGGCACTTACTACTGCTTCTAGGTCTGTTGTTAATCGTTCAAACCGTGGTGAAAACGGAAGTGCAATGGCTTTCCAACACGGGACTATTGCTAGTGGTCACGTTCAACTTGCAAGAGACATTCTAGATGCCGTTCAAAGTGGTCAAATCCCACCACAAAGATGGGGTAGAGCAGGTGACGCATATCAGGCGCACCTTGACGCAGCAGAGGCGCACTTAGGTGCTAAAAATGCGCAATACGATGCAGAGCCATACTCGGCAAACCAACCAGAGGCAAGGTCAGCGTCAGACGCTACCTCAAAAGCATTTAACGCAACTGTAAATGCCAATCTTAAAACTTCTTTGCTAGCACCATTCGATGAGTATCGCTAATGACTGACATAGATGCTGAAATAATCAACTCGCCTAAAGGAATAACAATGAATAATCCTTTTTCCACAGACAACCTCGCACCTACTTGGGCGAAGGTTGGTGAAATAGCAAAGGGTGACGTACCCGGACACGCTTTCCACGGAAACCAGTGGTCGGCAGGTCAAATGTCTGGCGGGACACACGCTGGGGCAGACCGTGAACACAGCAACCTAGCGGTGCGTGACGCTTCGCAAAAGATTTCTGCATTGCGTAATCGTATGCTCACTACAGGCACAAAGGTTAATGACCTCAACCGCCTATCGCTTCTTCACTCAGCCTTAGCGGGTATTCACGCCGACCGTGGCGACCTTAAGGAAGCAGAAGCAAATCTCCACGCCTCAGACGTTGCTCACCAAGCGTACATAAAGGCTCTTGGTGAAAACAACGGTGAAGGCAAAGCCTATTTGCCTACGTTTAGCGACCTTCCTAGTGACGCTCACCAAGCAAGCAACGACGCTCTAAGCGCTTCTTTTAACTCAATGGTTGGATAAATAATGACTGAACTCAACGCTGAAATCATTAACTGGGTACGTTTTGCCAAGGGCGACGTTGCTGGACACGCTTTTCATGGCAACCAATGGGGCGCTGGCGTTGGGGGTGCCATTAACGAGGCTATTTCTTATCACCTCGGACAAGCAACGGCGCACTCAATCGCTCGTGACAAGGCAGATGCCCTAGGCGACACAAAGACTGCTCTTTTGAACGACAAGGCAGTCACGGCTCACATCAACGCTGTAAAGGCTTACCAAGACGCTAAGGAAGCCAAGGAAAACGTCGAAGACGCTGCTGGAATGGCTGGCGCAACAGACGCAACGCCAGAAATGCGTGATATGTACAACGAAGCAAACAGCAACCTACAAGATTCTCTTATTAACGCCTCTGACGCATCAAAAACAGCCGATGCTATGAGCCGAGCCGCAAGGGGCTAACAATGACCAACTGGGAAGACACAAGCGATGCTGAAATCACGGCTTGGCTACAAGCCTCTATGGGCGAGGCTACTCAGCCAGACCTCGTAGCCAAAGGAGACGTGCCGGGACACGCTTTCCACGGTAACCAGTACACGTCTGGTGGTGGAAACTGGGGCGACAAGAACAATACGCCCGAAGCACTTTCCTCGGTAAAAGCCAGCGATTACGCCTCTGACTGGAACCAAGTCCCAATGACTGACACCGCCGCCAAGATTATGGAAGCGGAAGACCGTCACCCCGACATGGCAGAAGCCATTAAGGGAACTCCCAAAATGAGCAACGACGAGCGTTCAGCAGACGCAATCCCGAAGTGGCTTGTGAATCAGGCGACCCCAGCCGACATTAACGCCCTGACGGACAACAACTTCCACTCGTCGGTTCGCTACATCTTAAGCCAGCGCCCAGACCTAGCGCAGTAGTGAAATCGGGTATCTAAACCAAGATTTCTAAAACTAGGGGTAGCATTTAAGGCAGTAGACACTACTTAATCCGTCCGAAAGGAACCCCTATGTCTGAAGCCGTTGAAACTAACGAAGTCATCGAAGAGATGAACATCCCTGCCTACCGTGAGGTGGAAAAGGCGAAGTCGCCTAACCCCGACTGTGAGACTTGTGGTGGTACTGGCACCATTAAGGACGGCAACGTAGATTGCCCCGACTGCGTACAGAACGTAGAAAAGGGCGGACCGGGTTCAGGTGAACACGATGGTCACCCTTTCCGTGGAAACGGTCACACCTCTGCCTCATTCCAAGCCACCGCTCACAATGCCCGTGGTGACGAATACCTTTCAGGCAACACCCACCTCGCCCTTGCTAAGCAAGAAGCCGACGCAGCACAGGCAAGCCTTCGTGCTGGGCAACACGGCGATGCGATGCGTCACTTCAACGAAGCCGCTCGCCACGCCGCTTGGGCCGCTCGTAAGCAAGACACGGGCACTACTGGTCACCAACAGGCAAAGGCTCTCTACGCCTCAGCCCACCACGCTGGCGACCTTGCTGAAATCGCTTCTAAGGCGACGAATGACGCTGGTCGTATTGACGGACAGGCTGACCCTGCTGGCGCTTCGATGGCTGGTATGCGAGCACAAATCGCTCAGGACGCAGCGCAGACCGCCTCTAACACCGTACAAAGCCTGACCGCTGGTGTTCAGAGCGCAGGTAACGCTAACCGCCTCCCAGCAACCGCCTAATAGAAAGAACGTACTGAAATGTCAGAACAAATCACAGACGCAGAAATCGCAGAGTGGGTAGCCAAGTCACTTGGTCACAAGGTTGTCTCGAAGCGTGAAGTTTCGCAAGACGAGCGCCAAGCACTTGCTGAAAAGGGCAAGGCTATGCCTGACGGTTCTTTCCCGATTGCTAACAAGGAAGACCTCGCCAACGCTATTCAGTCGGCTGGTCGTGCCAAAGACCAAGACGCTGTTCACGCTCACATTATCGAGCAAGCCAAGGCTCTCGGTGCCGAGGACATGATTCCTGAGCAGTGGATTAAGAAGTCTGCCGAAGTCGAGGTTGAGCCTGAGGTTGAGCCTGAGGTTGAGGTTGAGTCTGACGAGGTGGAAAAGTCTATGAACAGTCTTGACCCAAGCCACCCACTATTTGTACCTAACGGTGTGAGTGCTCGCAACGACAATGGGCTTGATGAAAGTCACCCACTTCACGCAAAGTTTTAAGCAATAAAAAACCTTTAGGAACAAGGATTTACGAAACACGGTGTAGCATTTTCACCATAGAGCGAAAGGCAAAATCCCTATGATTAAAACCACGACCACAACTCCCAGCACCCTTGCGTTTGTACAAAAGGGCATTGACGAGAAGAACGCCCAGCGTGTTGCTGGCGAGCAAATCCTTAAGGCCGCACAGGCTGAGGTAGTGGCTTTGTCCGCAGTGGATAACGCCAACTTCCGTCTTGAGAAGGCAACCGCCACCCTCAAGGCTACTGAAATCGCTTACTTCGATTCTGTAGCCAAGTCGTCGTGGAACCGTGAGGAACTGCGCAAGGCTTACAACAACGCTCTCGCTGGTTTCCGTGACGCTGACAAGGCTTCGACTGAGGCTAACGAGCAACTCGACCTTGCTAAGTCTGCTCTTGAGGGTATCCGTGCTGTGGCTAAGGGTGAAATCCCTAACCGCTACGGTCAAATGGTTCAGGACGGTCCAGACCAGCCTGAAGACCAAGAAACCGAAAAGGAAGATGACGTAGTTGAGGTTGCTCCTAAGTTGATTATGAACCAAAATGGTGTTATGGTTCCTGACTTCTCGCTCACCAAGTCTTTTTCTGACGGCCCTGCTGTAATGCTTGACGCTAGCGGTCAACCTGACGACAGTTCAGACGACGATGACTCATCGGACTACCCAGAAAACCCAGACGTAACCTGCCCTGCTTGCATGGGCGAAGGTTGTGACGGATGTGGAACTGGATTTATCCCACTCGCAGTATTTATTGGTGCTTTGAGCAAGAGTGCTGAAAACAACCCATTTGACACAGACGAACTTCTTACTAAGGACTTCCAAAAGTCAGAGGCTTATCAGGACTACATCGCCAAGGGCGGTGCTGGTTCAGGTGCTCAACCCGGACACTCATTCAACGGCAACCAATGGACTGGTGGTGCTCGTAACTTCCCACGCCTAGGTATTCGTGAAGGTTGGAAGCAAACAATGTCTCGTTACGCCAAGTCTGCTGAAGCCTCGAAGTCTGCCGCAGATGCTCACGAAGCACTTGCTCAGGGACACCTCGCTGTAGGTCGTACTGAAAAGGCTGCGGAAGAACTCCGTACTGCTGCGAAGTTGCGTATGCAAGCCGCAGGAAGCCACGAAGGTATTGCTGGACTCCACGCAAAGGAAACTGGCGATGATGATGCACGTTCAGAACAACGTGGACTTGCCGCAGTTCAACGTGCTTACGCTGGTCGCCTAAACGCTCAGGCTGACGCACTACAAAGCCCAATGGTTGCTAACGGCTAGTCGGTTCGTCATGTCTGACATTCTGTCTTGGGTCAAGTACGCCCGTGAGGTGGAAATCCACAAGGCGGGAAATGCCCAAGGCTTGATTGACTGGTACAACAACGGCGCTGACGGTCAGATTGACTGGGGTAGCCCCGGTGACTTTGACGCTTGTGTTGCCATTGCTGGAAAGCACATAGACAACCCAGAAGGGTTCTGCCAACTCCGCCACATTGACGCTACGGGTGAGCCTGCAGGCAAGGCAAGTGGTGAAATCGCTAAGGGCGACTTTTCAGGTCACCCATTTCGGGGAAACCAGTACGCCAAACAAGAAGATTACGAACAAGCCAAAGACGTTGCTTCCAAAGCAAAAGACCTTGCTAACTTTGCGTCAAAAGTCCAAAATACGCCTGACGCAGACCCCAATAAAGTACACAACTTGCAAGACATAGCCAGTAAACACGCTGAACTTGCAAGGGCGCACTTTGATTTGGCGGATAAAACAAACGGATTGGTAAGCCAACTTCATTTCCAAGCAGCGTTGGCGCATGATAGTGCCTCAAAGCAAGCAGGGGATTTCGCCCGTTCGGGAAACCGAACCAACATAGCCGCAAACGCAAGCACGGCTTCAGCCGCCTCACGGGTTGCTGCTGGGGTTCCGCTTTGACAACCCAGAGGGCTTCTGCCAACTACGTCACATTGATGCAACAGGAGAACCTGCTGGACACGCTTCTGGCGAAATCCAAAAGGCTTAAATCCTAAAGTAGGCTTGGGTTTCAGAGAGGATGCCCTATGTTCCAACCCAACTTTGTCACCTTCACCAACATTGACATTGTTGAGCGCAACCTACTCGACGGCAAGTTCAAGGGAAACCAAAACAACGGCTTCACTTTTGTCACATTTGCCGACGGTAGTGGTGGAATCCAAAAGGAACTGAAGGATTGGGTCGGAAATAAAACCCACAGGTTGTATCCTGCTCCGCTACTTTCCGCTCAGGAGTACCTGTCTGCCCGTGTAGGCGAAGTTATTAACGCACCTATCCGTGACTGCCTATTCACCTCAGACGGGGCTAAAACGGTCATTATGCCCTTCATTGAGGGCAAGACAGGCGAGGAACTGGGAATCGAGGAATACTACCCAGAAACGGCTCAGGGAGACAATCTGCGTCTTTTTGACTACCTCGTAGCCAACGCTGACCGCCGACCCAAGAACTTGATTTACACAGGTGAAAACCGCATTGTCGGTATTGACCACGCTCTTTGCAACTTCCGCCCACGAGTGCCACAGCCAGACTTCATTGCATACCTTTGGAACCGTGGTTTGACGCTAGAGGCTTTGCTGATTATGAAGCCCAAACTGGCGACCCTCGAACCACACTTTGCCCAGTTGGGAATGGACGACAAGTTCCAAAACCTCATTGACAATCTTGACAGGTTGATTGAGGCGTTCCGTGCGCTTGACTCGGTTGCCTCAGTAGTGAAATCTGTCTCAGACGTTGCTAAGAGTTCAGAATCATTCACACCACCGCAGGGTGTCCAACAAGCCGCTCAACGTGCGCTGGACTGGATAAAGGACGGCAAGGCAGGAGACGGATTCACCGCCGTTGGACGCAAGCGAGCCAGCGACCTAGCCAGCGCTCACAGTGTCTCAGAGGACACGCTGCGTCGTATGAAGGCGTACTTTGACCGCCACCAACCAGACAAGAAGGCAGAAGGCTTTAGTTCTGGTGAAAACGGTTACCCGTCGCCGGGTCGTGTCGCTTGGGACGCTTGGGGTGGCGATGCTGGCTACTCGTGGGCAAAAAAAATGGTCGCCCACTTCAATAGCCAAGAGGTGAAAAAGGGTGACGTGGCAGGACATGAGTTCCACGGCAATCAGTGGACAGGCGGTAACGGCTCGGCAGAAGGCGCATTGCTTACAGGCGAACAGGTGAAATCCGCCTTTATGTCGTCTGAGAGCATTAATGCGTTCAATAGGATTATGACAAAGCAGGGGTATCTTGGCTATCCCAACAACAGCCCACTGTTCGGTGGTTGTGGCGTGGTTATGAAGGCTCTACAGAACATCTACCCCAACGGTAAGCCTGTCGCCCTTGGCGACCCCATAACTCCTGAAGAAGGTAAGAACTATCCACCCGTTTTTGTTCAGCACTACGCACTCCAAATCGGTGATGACAAGTTCGTTGACGCAAACGGCGAACAAACCCTTCAGGAACTAAAGGACTACTCAGACTCCCACTCATTTAGTCTTACGAAATACTGGCAAGTTGTCTCAGCCACGCCTGAGTTAATCAGCAAGTTCGGCTCTATCGCCACCTGTACTGACGCTGAGGCAAAAGACTACGCCAATACCCTTATTGCTTCCGCAGGTGTCAATAAGTCTGTGGTGAAAAACTCCGTAGAACTAGTTACTGCCGTTATCAAAGCAGTCCTCGACGTAGCAAAAAAGGAAAAGTCAGAGAAGTCCAATGCTGAAAAGGCTGAGGAACTGCGACAAGCCAGCAAGGAAGCACGACTCGCAGGAGACGAGGACAAGGCTTCCGAGTTGTACTACCGAGCAATGGACTTGCAGTTCAAGGCTGATGCTGAAAAACCCGTAGCAAAAGGCGATGTTTCTGGTCACTCGTTCCACGGAAACCAATGGACTGGTGGAATCGGTGGCGTACCAAACTCCAACGCAACGTGGAAGGGGACGAGCGAAGGCTACAAAGAAGCCAAAACACTGTTAGCCCGTAAGACCTTGCCTCGCATGAAGGCACCCGTTCCAAAGGGCTGGTCTAAGAGCGAGTCTGGTGGAAAGATTTACTTCACAAAGGGAACCAACACCGTCATTTTCGCCAAGGGTGCACGAGGTTGGGCACCCGGTGAACGACTTTCTACAGCCGCTATGAACGCTATTGACAAGTACGGTGAAGGTAAGACTCTTGACTTCACCCATGCCAACGATGCTGACCGCTCAACTGGCGCTTGGGTCAATCCTGCCAACCCCAACACAATCCAAATGGGCAAATGGTCTACCGTCGCTAGCGATGTTTACTGGCGTTCTGGTGAAATCGCAGGTATGCAAAATGCTTCGGACGAAGTAAGAGATTTCTTTACCAACAATATGTCGCAGGGTTTCCCTGACGGCACCCAAAAGGACTTGACCGAAGGCGACCTACAAAAGGAATGGTCGGTTTCTGACCTCATTGCCAACCCCGAACAAAGCATTGCGTCCACGGTTATCCACGAACTAGGTCACTCCAACTTCTTTGCTGCTGGAGACCACATTGACCAGATTTATTCCGCCCTCGACAAGACAGGTCAAGAACTAGGTGTGACAACACCAGACTGGAATAAGGTCACAGACTCTTCTATAAAACTTTACGTCAGCAGAAATGTTCCTTACGGAATGTCAACGCCTGATGGAAACATTCTTAGAGCCGACCTTCCTTCGTATCTATCTAGTAAAGGCTGGGGAAACACCCCATTACTTCCCTCTACCCAGAGTGTCATTAACTCTTTGGGTAGCACTAGATACGGCTCGACGACCCTTCAGGAGACTGTTGCCGAGTCCTACGCCGCCTTCCAATCACCACTCGTTCCTGACACGCCTTTGGTTACCAACATTGCCGAAGCACTAGGTTGGACAAAGGTTACTAAGTCTGCTAAACTAGGGTTTATGAGTAAGGCTCAAGACGAAGCACCAAAGAACGTTACCGACGGCTACTGGGCTGACGGTATGTTTGGTCCGCAGTGGATTCAGGGTGACAAGTGGATGGACACTGACGGCAACTGGCACGACGTGGACAGTTCCGAGCCTGACGATTTCTTATGGCTGGTTATGGGGAAGGAAAACCTCAAAAATAAAGCCTCATCAGGCGAAACAGCCTAACACTTGCTTTAGGTGTCACCTTCGGGTAACCTTTTGTATCCCCCAATGGGTAACCAAAGGAGGCGTTGTGTCCAGCAATGTCAGCATTAAGAGCAGTACGTCCTATCCCTCGTTAAAGGACGGTCAGTGAGGGGTCTAGTGCGAGGGGCAACATTAGCCCTCGCCACAACAGTCGGCTTGGTTTCCCACGCCGTATCCCCAGCCTCGACCATAGCGAGTTCCGTCGTATCACCAACGACGACGACTACCGTTTTGACGGCTAACCAAAAGGCACTTCTAACGTCCTACTCAGACTCAATGCCGTTTGCTTCGTCGGTAACCACGACCACGCTGGCGCACCTGCCTGAGACTATTAAGGGTCGCCCTGTGGTTAGTGAGACTATCCGCCCACACTCGGTCACCACGAGCACTTACCAAATCGGTGAGCCTCTTTGGTGGACGTGGACGTATGACCCAACGGCATATGAGCCAACATCAGACGACCCAACCCACACGTTGCCGTTGTCCGTTCAGAGCACGTTTGCCTGTATTCGCTATGCGGAAAGTCGAAATCACCCCAACGACACCAACCAGTACTCAGGTGCGCAGGGTCTGTACCAGTTCTTGCCTTACCTATGGGCATTTGGCGCAAGTCACGTTGGTATTGAGACGACCAGTGCGAACTTAGCCACGCCACAGCAACAATCAGCAGTGGCAGTTTGGTTCTACAACTACAACCACGGTTTCGCCCCTGAGTGGCAAGACGGTTGTGTAGGAGAATAAAACACTCGCCCTTCCATTTTTGCTAACGTAGGGTTTATGCCCGAAGCAAAGATACTGATTGGTGACGTTAGGAAACGGTTAGCCGAAATCCCCGACGGAACCGCAAGGACGTGTATCACCTCACCGCCGTATTACGGACTCCGTGACTACGGAACTGGCGATTGGGAAGGTGGTGACCCAGAGTGTTCGCACAAGCGAGACAGCAAGAAAAGCGACGCAACCATTACTGGTCACAAGAATCCATTGCTGACCGTTGGTGACGCTATCTACAAGTCTGAGTGTCCAAAGTGTGGCGCAGTCCGCATTGACGAGCAACTCGGCTTAGAGGAATCACCAGAGCAGTATGTCGAAAGTATGGTCGAGGTCTTTAGGGAAATCCGCCGAATCCTTACTGACGACGGAACAGTCTGGCTGAACATTGGCGACAGTTACTCAGGGTCGGGAAAAGGTCCGGCAGGAAACTTGGGTGCTGAAAACGACGAGCGCAATATGGAACACACCAGCGCCTCAGGCAAAGTACCGCAAGGACTGAAGCCAAAAGACCTAATGGGTATTCCATGGATGCTCGCCTTTGCCCTACGAGCCGACGGTTGGTACTTGCGCCAAGACATTATCTGGGCAAAGCCAAATCCAATGCCAGAGAGCGTTCGTGACCGTTGCACCAAGAGCCACGAATACGTTTTCTTGTTAAGCAAGTCTCAGCACTATTACTTCGACAACGAGGCAATCAAGGAACCAGCGCAAGACTGGGGAACTCGTGACCGAAGTGGTGGAAAGTACCACAATGAAGGCTCAGGACTACAGCCACACTCAGGTCTTGAGAAGTCTTACGAGAAGCGCAACAAGCGTGACGTATGGACTATCGCCACCAAGCCGTTTAAGGGCGCTCACTTCGCCGTGATGCCAGAAGCATTGGTTGAACCCAGCGTCCTGTCAGGTTCAGCAGAAGGCGATACTGTTCTCGACCCATTTACGGGCAGTGGAACAGTCGCCGTTGTCGCCTTGCGTCACGGGAGAAACTACATCGGAACCGAACTCAACCCTGAGTATGGTGAAATCGCACGGTGTAGGATTAGCGATGACGCACCAATGTTTAACCAAGTGGAGGTTATGTAATGCCCAAGCGTGTACCAGCCCTTCGTCAGAAGGCACAAGAGCAAGCCAAAGCCCATAAGCCAGTAACGGCAGGTAACAACTCGCCCGAACTACAGGCTTACGAAAAGGCAGAGACGACCAAGCCAGAGCCAGCACAGCGCAAACTATTCCGTCGTGGATAATCACCAAAAGACACTGGTAGACCTTTGGAACCACAACGGGTGGTACTACAAGGGGTATCAAGACGACGACGGTAGTTACTACGGCGTATTCATTACGCCCGACCTTGACACCAAAGACCAACTGCGTCGCCTAGCGGATACAATCGTTAATCACATTTTGAGTGATGAAGAAAGTAGTGAAAATGGCTAGCAAGTGCCCACGCCACAACTGGACGCTAATGAACGCTGGGGCAAAGACCTTTGTGTATTGCGCAAGTTGTGGTGCAAAGTTTCCTTTTACTTCCGAATACAACGGCACACCCTATAAGGGGCAAGTGCCAGAAAAGTACCGTGACCAATGACTCGTAAATCAGATTTGAAGCAAGAACTCGCTACAACGAAAGAGAAGTTGGAGTTGACGCAAACCTCGCTCAACTCAATGGTGAAAATGCAAGACTTACTGACTATCGGCGCTAAGGAACAAAAGAACGCCATTGACGAACTGAAGTTAGAACGCAGTCTTTTCTCTTTTGCCTTCGCCACTGCCGCTGGTCGCCTCTTTGCTCACCAGAGTGAAATCCCCGACTTGAACGATTTTGTCGAAGCGTTGTTTGCGGAAATACGTTCAGACTATGACAACACCTTCAGCGATTTTGCTTGACATACGCACTATCCCCGACCCGTGCCTTTCTATCCCAACGAAGGACATTGGTGAAATCAACGGCGAGACGGTTTCTCTTGTTGCCCGTATGGGCGAAGTTATGTACCGCCTCGGTGGAGTTGGCTTAGCGGCTAATCAGGTCGGCATCAGCCAGCGCATTTTTGTCTATGAAATGAACGACAAAGTGCTTCGTGCTGTTATTAACCCACGCATTGTTGGCTGGTCTGGTGCTCAGGTCGGTCACGAAGGTTGCCTATCCATACCGGGCAAGGGATTTAACATCACCCGTCACGAAACCGTCCACCTTTTAGGGCTTGACCTAAAAGGTAATGTGGTGGAAAAAGAAGCGACAGGCATAGAAGCCTGTATCTTCCAACACGAGATTGACCACCTAGACGGTAGGACTATCCTCGACCACTTGCCCAAAAAGGAACGAATCAAGGCTCACCTGTAAAAGACTAAATCCCGCCGCCTTCCAGCGAACGGGATTTAGGAGTTCTAGGCGTTGTGTCCAGCAAATCCCAAGAACGAGCGTGAGTCTAGTGGGAAACAAAACCCTTGTCAAGCGTCTAGTGAAAAAATAGTGGGGTAGGATTGGTTCAGTTCTAAATCCCGACAAGGAGAACACAATGGCAAGTTATGTAGAGCGCACTGAAAACTTCCAAGCCTCGGTAGCCAACGTCACAAACTCGATGACTACGGTCACCAACACCAGCACGAACGTACTTGCCTCTAATCCCAACCGCCTTCAGGCTTGGGTCAGCAACACTTCGGACGCTTCACGCATTTACCTGTCGCTTGGCGGAACTGCCACCGACGACTCAGGCGTACTTCTGCTTCCGGGCGACACCTTCACCACTCAGACGTACACAGGTGCCATTAACGCCTACTGCGAAATCTATCCAGTGTGGATTACCAACATTGTCGGCAACGGTACGACTGCTACGGTGACCGCCTCTACGCCATTCCAAAACGTTGAGAACGGCGACATAGTTCAGATTATCGGGAACAGCAACTCTAACTTCAACGGCGACTTTGCTGTCACTGTGACTGGTCCGAGCACCTTCACCTTCGCTTCGACCACCAATGCCACGGGAACTGGCGGTCAGTTCTTTGACGGTAGCGACGGAACCGTCGGGGTAATGGAAGTCTAACCTGCTATACTGGGGTTTATGCGTTATCGGATAGGCACCAGCCAAAAGACATACGAGAACATTTACCGCTACATTCAGTGGTGTTGGGAAACCTACCAGCGTGGGCCGACTGTCCGTGAGATTGCTAAAGCCGTTAACCTCAGTTCGCCAGCCACTGTCCAAGAGCACCTAGACCGAATGGTCTATCAGGGCTATCTGACCAAAGACCCTGCCTCTCACCGCACCGTACAAGTGGTGAAGGGCGCTTTACCACACCTTTGCTCCCACGACTGGCGAGTTTCAAGCAATAACGGTTCAATCCTCAGTGTTATCTGCGTTTTTTGCGAGCATAAGACCGAAAAGGAATACAAGCCAGACCCTGAAAATCCCGAAACTTGGCTTAGGTTCTACGAATAGTTGAGTTATTTACAGGGGTATGCTAAACTTGTGGATAGTAACCCCACTACCGTAGGAGTTCACCATGACCAAAACACTTGATGAGTTATCGGAAAAGATTTGGATGGAAGTTGGACAAGGCGCAGAGCCTAGTTCTAGTGACGTTCAAGCCTTAATCAGCATTGCCCTTCAACAGCGTGACACTTTGCGCCAACTGGCTAACGAGAACGAAACGCTGACCAAGGACAACGCCGAACTAAAGGCGAAGGTTGAGTCTCTTGAGCCTTTTAGCCACCTAGTTCAGTACGCTGACGGCACTAACTAATGTTTCGCCGTCGCCTTAAGTGGGTAGCCAAGGAACTGGGTATCCTCGAAGCAAGAGACGACTCGTATGAGTACGTTGTTTTTGCTGACAAGGACAGTGCTGAACTGCGCATTATCCGCCGTGAGAACGTCGGTGGATTGATTGCCCCAATGCAGGACTTCAGCGTATTCACTCGTGACGCAGACTCGGCTACTGACCTTGCCGAGAAAATCAACAAGTTGTTGCGCAAGTCACGGGAATACAACAAGTTCCAAACATTGTTCTAAACGAACCTTGTTATTGTCACACCTATCTACTAGAGTGTAGAACTATGTCCAGTACTCCCGTTACCTTAGGAGAAAAGCCCTACGGCGTATCACCAAGCCGTGTCAATCAGATTGAGACGTGCCCACGGCAGTACCAATACACCACGGTACAGCGTTTGCCTGAGAAAAAGAAAATGGCAACGTACCGAGGAACCATCTTCCACGAAATCCTTGAGGAAATGTTCCTTTTGACGCAAGGAACACCACAAGACCGCACTATTGACCTGACAATGGAGATAATGCGAGAGAAGTTCCCAATCCTCGTCACCGACGAAATCGCTGAGGAAATGGAACTTGACAGCCTTGGTGTTCAGTCACTCGCCGCCGACGTTGCCAAGTACATACGCACCTACTTCGCTATGGAAAACCCCACGGAAATCACCAGCGAGGGTATCGAAATATCGATGGACGTGGATATGGGTGGGTGGATTCTGCGAGGAATCCTTGACCGCCTTGACCGTATGCCCAATGGTGATTTGGAAATCGTGGACTACAAGACTGGCAAGGTTCCACAAGACCGCTACAAGGATTCAGCAATCCTGCCAGCCAAAATCTACGCCTACCTCTGCGAAAGGGTACTGGGCGAGCGCCCGACCCGAATCCGCCTTATGTATGTCCAGTTTGGCAAGGAAATCATTGTCGAGGTTACCGACGAGCACGTTCGATACGCCGAACAGCGTGTCCGTGACGCTTGGGAAAAGATTGAGCAGTGGTACGACGCACAGTACTTTCCTGCCTACAAGAACAACCTCTGTGACAAGTGGTGTTCGTTTAAGGACATTTGCCCTCTGTTCCAAGTTGAGGAAAACTACCCTTGGTAGTCGCCTGTCAAGCAACAACCCTTGACAAATAAAAAACCTCTCTTAGGCTTCTGATAGTCAAGACCAATGGGATTATCCATTGGCAAGAAGTCGTAAAGGAGAAGGCATGGCACGAAAGTTAGTGCGCCTCAACATTCAGGAGACGAGCGGTGTAGACCACCCTGCTCACCTCACTGAAGGCTGGGTCGTCATGAAGTCTGCTAACCCAACCGATGTGACTGCGGTTCTTGACGAACTGCGCCCCGAAGAAGTAGCAGTGGAAGCCCCCGTTGAGGACTTGGAAAAGTCTGAGGAACTGGTCATTGCCGAATCAGCACCTGAAGTTGAGGTTGTTGAGGAAGCCGAAGAAGTCCCAGAAGTTTCTGACGAAACGGCAGTGGACAAGGCTACTGAAATCGAGGCAACTGAATCGGCAACCGCCGAGGAAGTATTCACAACCTTTGTTTCCAAGGAGGAAACTATGTCTAACACTTCAGACGTAACTGCCCCAGAGGTAGTTATTATTCCTGAGGCTGCTAGTGAGGCTGACATTATTAAGGCTATGCCCGCCGCCATCCGCAAGATGCTGGACGAGGCAACCGCAAACTCAGAAGCAGCGCTCCGCAAGGCCGCCGCTTCAGAGCAAGCACTCATCGCAGAGCGTGAAGCCCGTGCCGATGAAGCCGCAGTAATCAAAGCAGCACAGTGGTCACACCTAAACCTTGACCCTTCAATCGTGGGACCTGCTCTCCGTCGTCTTTCTGAGACTGACAGCACTCTTGCTACAGAAGTAGTTAAGGCTCTCGACAGCGCTAACGCTGTTGCTGAGACGAACGCTGTATTCACCGAAGTTGGTTCAGACGCTCCTGTTGCCGCCGACGACGCTTTCTCGAAGATGGAAAACCTTGCCAAGGCCGCTGTTGCCAACGGTACGTCACCTTCGTTTGAGTCTGCGCTGTTGTCAGTTGCTCAGAGCAACCCTGACCTCTACACCGCTTACCTTAGCGAGAAGGCTCGATAGTCATGGCTTACGAACAGAATCCATATGCCATCAAGATTACGCTTATTGCTGACTCGTCGCTTTCGTCGTCGAACCAGTTTCAGTTCGTAGTCGCTGGCAACCCCCTCACTGGCACGACATCGGCATCGGCTGTTACAGCCGCCACCCAGCGTCCTGTTGGTGTTCTTCAGAACGCCCCCAAGTTGTACAACTCTGGCTACTCAGAAGCGGAAGTTACCGTTTCGGGTGTGACCAAGGTTGTTGCTGGTGGCAACATTTCCATTGGTTCCGTTTTGGGCATTAACGCTTCGGGTCAGGCTGTTGCCATTGTTCCCGGTACGGACACCACTAAGTACATTCTCGGCACTGCTCTTACGGCTGGTGTCAGCGGCGACTACGTTACCGCTGTTATCAACTGCGCAAGCGCAAGCCGTGCGGCTTAAGGTAGAAAGGACTAATCCATGCCACAGCCAAACGTAAATAATGTTCACATTGACGCAATCTTGACTAACATCTCGGTTGCGTACATTCAGAACACCGCCAACTTCATTGCCGACCAAGTGTTCCCAACGGTTCCGGTTGACAAGAAGAGCAACCTGTACTTCAAGTACACCAAGGATGACTGGTTCCGTGACGAGGCTCAACGCCGTGCTGACGGAACTGCATCTTCTGGTTCAGGCTACGGACTGACCACCGACAACTACACGGCTGACGTGTACGCCTTCCACAAGGACATCGGTGACCAGACTCGTGCTAACGCAGACAACCCCTTGAACCCCGACATGGAAGCGACGCAGTTTGTTACTCAGCGTCTCTTGCTCCGTCGTGAAGTTCAGTGGGCTTCGGACTACTTCACCTCTGGTGTTTGGGGTACTACCGTAACTGGTACGACCACCGCAAACAACATTGGTACGATTTGGAACGACTACGTTCTTAGCCCGACTTCGTACACTTCTGACCCAATCGCTGAGGTGGAAATCGCTAAGGCGACCATCCTTCAGACCACTGGTTACGAGCCAAACACCTTCGTGTTGGGCTACAAGGTATTCCAGACCCTGAAGAACCACCCTCTCTTGGTTGACCGTTACAAGTACACCCAAGCCGGTGCAATCGTCACTGAGGACTTGCTTGCGCAACTCTTCGGTGTTGACCGTGTGCTGGTCGCAAAGGCAGTGGTTAACACTGGCGCTGAGGGCAACAACGCCCCCGGTAACGAAAACATGAACTTCGTTGCTGGTAACTCTGCGCTTCTGTGCTACACCGCTCCGAACCCCGGTCTTATGACCCCTTCGGCTGGTTACACCTTCATGTGGACTGGCGTTTCGGGTGGTCTTGGAACGACTGTCGGTGTTTCACGCTTCCGTATGGAAGAGTTGAAGGCTGACCGTGTTGAAGGTGAAATCGCCTTCGACAACAAGGTCGTTGCTGCTGACCTCGGTTACTTCTGGTCAGGCATTACCAACAACTAATGTCTAAGCCCACCTTTTCCCACCGAGCCGTTATTGACTTCACAGACAGTGACGGCTCGGTGGTGAAGGCTGGCGAACTTTGCTCGAACCAAAACTGGTCGTGGCAGGGTCAGCAGTACGTTGAAACAAAGGGCTGGGTTAAGCCCTTGAGTGGCAAGGAAATCGCCACACTTACCGCTGAGCACGAGGCTCAAGAAGCCAAGAAGCAAGCGGAAAAGGAAGCGGCAACAAAGCCAGCAACAGCCTCTAAGAAGGCAACTGCTGAAAAGTCAGCCGACACCGACACTAAGGCAACCGTTGTTGCCGAAAAGCCACGTCGTGCTAAGTCCGACGTTAAGCCCGACGAGGCTAAGTAGCCCCTTTTATGAGGTACTACTTGTCAGGACCCTCTTGGGGTGTGCCTGACCGAAATGCCAGCAACTTTGCTGAAGCACTCAAGCGCCTTCGTAAGGACGAACTGGACGTTTATTGTCACGTTGAGGCTCACCCAGCGACTGATGATTTGGAAGCCCAGAAAAGGCAAATAGAAGCCAACCTGAGCGAACTACTGAAATCAGACGCAATGATTGTTCTACCTTGGTGGGGAAGCAACCACGAGGTGCGTATTGAGGTCGCCATTGCCCTAAGCCTTGGCAAGCCGATTTACTACTTCGACATACACGCCACAAAACCCCTAAAGACTTTGGCAAACGCCAAGATTATTACTCGTGCTGAAATGTTGGCAAAATGAGCCACTTAAACCAATATGACGGATTTGATGACGGCGAGTGGGACGACCCAAAACACCCGTGGCATCCGCTACCGGGCGTTCGCACTGGTTCTGAACTAACTCGTGGTGAAAGAGCCGCTGACGCTGTGCGCAACCGTATGGGTTCGTGGGGCTTTGTGGGTTTGTTCTTGTTTTTCATGGTTTTGTGGGCTTTGGTCAATGTCTACTGGTTGAAAAACAGGGGTTTTGACCCGTATCCCTTCATTCTCCTAAACCTTTTCCTTTCAATGCTGGCTGGTTTACAAGGCGCAATCCTGCTGATTGCCGCCAAGCGAGCCGATGCCGTTTCTGCCGAACAGGCACTTTCTCACTTGACCATTTCTCGTACCAGTAGTGAAATAATCCACGAACTGAAGGCGGAACTCGCCAAGAATACAGAGATGACCGAGTACATACACCGCCTTGTTATTGACTTGGAGAAGTCTGGCAAGTAAAGGTGAAATCCGTTATAGTTAAAAACTATGACGACGAACAAGAAAAACCTTCCCCTTCCTCCGTGGGTGTCTGTGACACAGGCTGGTCAAATCACCCCTAAGCAAAAAGTCGAGTTTCCCGAAGGTGGCGACCCACGTTTTCGTGCCATCCTTGCTGAAATGCTTGCCTTGCACATTAAGAAGGGCAAAGACTACGGAACCAACGTAGACATTTTTGCCAACGTTCGTGGCAGTGAGGAACTGGGTATTCCTGCGTGGAAGGGCGTACTCGTTCGCTCAATGGACAAGGTGAAAAGGCTTTGTAACGCCGCTAAGGGCGCAAAGATGGCAAACGAATCAGTCGAGGACAGTTGGATTGACCTTGCCAACTACGCCGTCATTGGACTCATCACTTATAAGGAATGGGTCGCCTCACAAGAGGAAAACTGCGGTGGTTGTGGTGGAAACTGCGTCTGTGGGGCAGGGCAATAAATCGTAAAATCTGTGGCAGACTAGAAGCAGTAATCTCGACCTTCTAGGAGCATTATGGCGCAAGTATTCACCAACCAAGGCTTAACCAAAATCTTTAACCAGTTGAGCATTGGTTCTATGCCCTCATCCTCTACTGTCTCCTACTACGTTGGTCTTTTAACGGGTGGTAACACCACGAGCACACCAGCCTCTACTGCGACTTTGGGAAACTTTGACTCTGGTTTTGCTGAAATGAACGGCTCTGGCTACGAGCGTATCGCCGTTACTTTCAACAGCCCGACGATTGCCACTGCGTACAACGCTTCGTCGCCACTTCTGACGACCACTCTGTCTGCCAACGCTTCCGAAGGAAACTGGTACGTCAATCTCACCTCAGCCACTGGCTTGCTTGCTGGAATGACCATTGTTATTGGCACTGAAGACCCCAAGGTTATTGCCGCTACCACGGGAACCGAAGTAATCCTCACTTCACCTCTGGCTTCCAACCAGTCAAGTGGCGCAACCGTGACCGCTGGTGATGCTGTATCGGGCAAACGTGCTGCTGGTCAGCCAGTGACGTTCCTTGCTACGGGAACTTGGACTGCCGCCACGGGCTACTTCATTACGGACTCTGCCTCTGGCAACTCAGGCAACATTTACTACTTCAGCAACTTTGCGGACGGCTCAAGCCCGACGCTTGGTGCTAACGACACGCTACAGGTCACGCCTACTTGGTTGTTGAGCAACTAATAGACGGGTGACCCCATAGAAGGGGATTCATGTCAAGGATTGCTTACTCGCAAGTTGATTACATTGGTGGTGCGATTGGAGCGACGCTCGCTTCAGCCGTCCTGCCCACTGACACGACCATCCTCATTAACGGGACGGACGCAACGTGGGGCACACTTGGTGAAATCGCTGGCTTCTACTTAAGCCTCGACTACGGAACTGTCTCTCAGGAAAAGATTTGGGTTCCACAGGGAACGTACAACTGGTCTGTTGGCGCACTTGTCATCAATAACGTTGTTCGTGGTCAAGACGACACCAGCGCCCAATCCCACGCCCTTGGCTCAACGGTTATTCCCGTGTTCACCGCCGAGGACTTGCGTGAAGCAAACAAGGCTGTCGTTAATACCGTTGCTTTGGCTCAAGAACAGGGTGACATCCTCTACGCAAGTGGTGGAAACCAGTTTGCTCGTCTGCCAATCGGTACAAACGGCGAGGTTCTCGTCGTCGAAAGTGGCACTCCTGCTTGGACTTCACCTTCACTTATCCAAGGACCACAAGGCGCTACTGGCACGACAGGCGCTCAAGGAAGCCAAGGGGCACAAGGAAGCCAAGGTTCAACTGGCTCTACAGGTGCGCAAGGCAGTCAAGGAGCGACTGGTTACCAAGGGTATATCGGTGCTCAAGGAAATCAAGGATTTCAGGGTAACCAAGGTTCTGCTGGACCACAGGGAGCACAGGGCAACCAAGGATTTGTTGGTGCTCAAGGTGTTCAAGGAGTCCAAGGTGCTACAGGCGCTACGGGTACCGTAGGTGCGCAAGGCTCAACCGGACCACAAGGTACGACTGGTCTACAAGGAGTACAAGGCTCACAGGGGTACCAAGGGAACCAAGGGTATCAAGGAGTTACTGGAAACGCAGGAACACAAGGCGTACAGGGCTATCAAGGTGCTCAAGGACCACAGGGTACGCAGGGCGTTACTGGTGCGCAAGGCACAATGGGCGCACAGGGTACACAGGGTGTGCAGGGTGCGCAAGGAATCCAAGGCGTAACGGGCGCACAAGGTGTACAAGGACTTCAGGGCGTACGAGGATTCCAAGGACTTCAAGGTAGTCAAGGAACGACTGGTCAAATCGGTAACCAAGGTAACCAAGGACCAGTAGCGTTCGGCATTACGCCCGGCGGTGTTCTTTTTGGTGCTTCTGACGGTAGCGCAACGTGGGTTACCTCGGCTGGTGTTGCTGGACAGTTGCTTATGTCATACGGTGACATCGAGAACGGCGGTCCAGAGTGGATTAACTCAGCCGTTCACGAACCAGTTATGGCGGCGACCACTGGTGAAAACATCGCAGGTACGTTCGTACTCGGCGGTAACTCAAACAATGACATTCCTACTTACGCCGACACGCTGACCTTCCCTTACACGGGCACTTGGCTGGTGGACGGCTGGACTGTTCAGGCAGACAACCGTTTGTTGCTGAAAGACCAAACAGACTCGACTCAAAACGGTGTTTATGTTGTCCTTGCTCAAGGTTCACCAAGCCATCAGTGGGTGCTGTGCCGTGACAACGACATGGACACGATTGGCAAGATTGGTGCCGCTCTTATTCAGGTGTACGAAGGCTTACAAAATGGTGGAACTACTTGGCAATGCGGAGCGTCTGCTCTAGGAACGCTGGGAACCACCCAAATCCCCTTCTACGCCAATGCGAACACCGCCAACTACGGCGAAGCAGGACAACTGCTCATGTCCTACGGCAATATCGGTTACAACGGTCCGCCCCAGTTTGTTCAATACAACATTCACGAACCCGTTATCGTCGCCTCTACTAGAAACGTCCAACTTACCTACACCGTCGGCAACAACACCACGAATGACTGGCCCCACGGCGTAGATACGGTTTCCGAGGCAACTACTGGCGCTATCACTATTGACGGTCACCAGTTGGCGGTAGATGACCGCTTCCTTCTCAAAGACCAGATTGACGCTCAACAAAATGGTTTGTACGTTGTAATACACGACGGTACCGACGGTGTAAATAAGTTCCAAGCCTGTCGTGACAACGATGCCGACACAATGAAAAAGATTTCCGCCTCGTTGATTCAGGTCTATCAGGGCACTGAAAATGGTGGCACAACGTGGCAGGTTCAGTCCAAGTTAACCGACACCCTTGGCACAACGCCAATCACTGTGGCGTATGTACCGACTATCGCTGGTGGTTACGGCACTGCTGGGCAACTCCTTATGTCGTATGGCGACCTCGGAGAGAACGGTTCACCTCAATACACACAGTTCAACATTCACGAGCCAGTTCAGGTTGTTTCCAATACAAACCTTAACTTCACCTACGTTCGTGGCGAGGACGACACCAACGACTATCCCACTGACGCAGACGTAATCAACTACAACAACGCTGGTCGTCTAACGATTGACGGTTACACACTCTCACTTGGTGACCGCTTCCTTTTGGTCGGTCAAAACACTGCTCTACAAAACGGCGTGTACGTCGTTATGCAAGACGGTTCCACCACAGGTTTCTCTGCCGTTCGTGACAATGACATTGACACATCTAACAAACTCGCCGCCTCGATTGTCCAAGTGCTTCGTGGCACCTCTCTTGGTGGCTCGGTTTGGATTACCAACTTCAAGTCAACCGACACCCTCGGCGTTGACCCCGTTGGTTTTCAGCAGTTTGGGCTTCAGGGTCCGCAAGGGTATCAGGGTGCGACGGGTGTGCAAGGCTCAGCCGGTCCGCAGGGTAACCAAGGAGTCGCTGGAACAGCATTTAACGTTCAAGGTTCATACGCCACTTACTCGAACCTTGAAGGCGCTTACCCAACTGGTCCAGTGACGGCTGGCTACGCCTACATCGTCGGTACTGAAATCTATGTATGGTCAGTCGCTCAGTCTGAGTGGATTAGCGTCGGTAGCGTTCAGGGGCCTCAAGGTGTTCAGGGTGGGCTTGGTGTTCAAGGCACCCAAGGAGCACAAGGTCTACAAGGAAGCCAAGGCGTTCAGGGCGCTTCAGGTGCCAACGGACCACAAGGGTACCAAGGCACAACAGGAGCACAGGGCACTCAAGGCAATCAGGGCTATCAAGGTTTTCAAGGCTACACAGGAGCACAAGGCTCAACAGGAGCACAAGGTACACAGGGATATCAAGGTGTTACAGGTGCTACTGGACAGCAAGGTGCACAAGGTCTTACTGGTACGCAGGGGGCGCAAGGCAATCAAGGTACAACTGGTCTAACTGGCCCGCAAGGATACAACGGTGCGACAGGTGCTCAGGGAGCGACTGGTTCAAATGGACCACAAGGCTCGACTGGCGCACAAGGCTCAACGGGTGCTCAGGGAGCGACTGGTAGTCAAGGCGCTACGGGTGCTCAGGGTGTAACTGGTTCTCAAGGAGCAACGGGAGCACAAGGAGCAACAGGTTCTCAGGGCGCAACTGGCGCACAGGGAGCACAAGGCTCGACGGGCGCTCAAGGTTCTACAGGTGCCAACGGTACAAATGGTGCTACGGGTGCGCAGGGTTCCGCCGCTTCAATAACAGTGGGTGCAACGGTCACTCTGGGTGCTGGAAACCAAGCAGTTGTTACTAACTCTGGTAATCAATCAGCGGCGGTCTTTAACTTCGGCATCCCACAAGGACCACAAGGTGCTACGGGTTCTACGGGTTCAAACGGTGCCCAAGGTGCAACTGGCGCACAGGGTTCTACTGGCGCACAAGGGTCACAAGGTTCAACAGGTGCCCAAGGCGCAACTGGTATTACGCCTTCGTTCTCAATCGGTACGGTTGGAACGGTTGCTTACACGCAAGGTGCGCAAGCCACCATCTCTGGCACACAAGCGGCACCAGTTCTTTCGCTGAACATCCCACAAGGTCCGCAGGGTTCTCAGGGCGCTTTGCCTACCCCTTCGGTTTCACTGAAAACTGGCTCGTACACCCTGTCGCCAACTGACTACAACAACGTCATTGTCTTGACGGCGAGTGCTGTGGTCACACTGCCAACTTCGGGCTTCACCGCAGGTCAGTCCGTTACGGTTGTGGCGGCTACAACAGGCTGTTCGTTCTCAGGCACCTCTGGTTCGGTGATTTCCACTGGCGCAACTGTTTATGCCCCAACGCTCCGCACTACAGGTTCAGTTGCTACGGCTATGTTCCTCGGTAACGTTACGGGCTACTCGTCTGCCACTTGGCTGGTGACAGGAGACATCGCCTAATGGAACTGTTGCCGGGTGTTGATGCTTCGTCTATCACGAATCACCTTGTCACGATTCCAAACAACCCAACAGGGGTAAATGCTTCTGTTGTTACAACTACTGAAGTAGCGGTTTCTTGGACAGCGCCTACGTCCACGTCTAAAAATCAACCAACGCAATACTTGGTTTACTGTGGAACGAGTTCATCAAGTTATTCCTTGGTTACCACTGTTGCGTTTGGTACAAACACAGCGTTTATTTACCCCGGTTCATTCGTCTACGCCCCAAATGTCCCTTACTACTACGCAGTTGTTTCTCAAAACAGTGCTGGTGAAAACGCAACTATTTGGGGCGCTCAGAATGTGAGTAACTCTGTAATACCTTTCAATCCGCCATCGTCTCCAACCATCTCCGCCTTCACCCCACAAACAATATCTGGCAACAGTTCTCCACACGTTTCCTCTTCTGGTTCGACGGCTACGGCTTCGGTTGCTATTTCTTGGACACCGGGCACAATCACCAATGGAAATACGCCGACTGGTTATTCCGTCATGGACACTTTGGGCAACAACTATGCGACAGTTGCTTATGGAGGAAGCAACTCGACTTCCTTTACCTTTTCGGCATCAGCAAACCAGTACTACTCGTTTGTAGTTGATGCGTATAACGCCTCAGGAGCGTCACAAAGCGCTTCAAGCACTACTTACCAGTTCTTTACCGTGCCAGCGACACCCACAATAGGTTCAGCGTCAGTTGTGAGCACAACTCAAGTCCAAGTCTCATTCTCTGTTGGGGACGTAACAAACTATTCAGCGCCGACAAGTTACACGGTTCATGACAACGTTACTGGTGCGATAGTCAATGGAACAAGCAGTCCCCTGACTATTACTGAAACCTTTTCTCAGGGAACCTCTTACAGTTTTTCTGTTTATGCAACTAACGGCGCTGGAAACTCTGCGCTTAGTAGTTCAACTAGTTCAGTAATACCTAATCCTGTCATACCACCCCCACCACCCCCACCACTCCCACCACCCCCACCTTCTACCTTTACTCTCAACTACTACGTTCAAGGCGGAGGCGGAGGCGGAGGCGCTTACACGGGGGGTGGCGCAGGTGGCTATGTCAACGCTGCTATGACCGCAACAGTTGGCACCAACTATTCAGGTTTGGTTGGGAACGGCGGAACTGGAACTACAAGTACCAGTTCAACTGGCGGTAATGGTGGAACTAGTACGTTCAACGCTCATTCTGGTAACGGCGGTGCTGGTGGCGGGTCAGTCGGAACTTACAAGGGTTCAGGTGGCGCCAGCGGTTCACCGCAAGGTTACGCCGGTGGTGCTGGCTCAAAGTACGCCGGTGGCGGTGGCGGTGGAACAGGCGGTGCTGGCGGAAGTTCAACGCCGCAGACGACCAGCACAGTCCCCGGTAATGGCGGTGCTTCAGCATCGTCCGCAACTGCGTGGCTCCCTTCGCCCCTTAACTCTCTTGGTTTTTATCCCGGACAAGGCGGGCCGGGTTCCAACACCTCAGGTGCCAATGGGACTGGTGGAAACGGCACCGGTGCTGGTGGCCCCGGTTCAACTTATGGCTATGGCTGGTCTGGCTCTGGTGGCGTTGTATTGCTATACTGGCTGACTTCTGCCTACTCATTAACACCCACCATTGGCGGAACGCCTCCTGCCTACACGGGAACAATCGGTCCTTACAGTTACGTTTATTGGCTAGGTTCAGTGGGCGGTGGTGGCAACGCCTCAATCTCAATCGAGTTCTAAAACCCAACGAGTGTTACTGAAATGATGTAGGGTATGGAAATGTTATCTATCTTCACACCAAGTCACAACACCAAATGGTTACGAACCTGCTACGAAAGCCTTGTTGCCCAGACTGTTACCGACTGGGAATGGGTGGTGTTACTGAACGGTAACGCCCTCGAAGGCGAAAACGATTGGTACGACCAAGACGACGAGCGTGTCAAAGTCCACACCACAAAGTCAAAGCCCGTTATCGGCACCCTTAAGAACGAGGCAGTCGCCCTTTGTAGTGGTGAAATCCTTATCGAACTTGACCATGACGACCTTTTGATGCCGACGGCGCTAGAGGAAGTGCAAAAGGCATTTGACGCAGACGCAGAGGTCGGATTTGTTTATTCAGACTTTGCTGAAATAGACGAGCAAGGCAACCCCAGCAAGCGTGAGTTTGACCGTTCTTACGGCTGGTCTTACTACGACGACGAGGACGGACACCACGTTTGTGAAGGAAAGTCACCACACCCCCACCACGTCGCCTACATTTGGTTTGCTCCGAACCACTTGCGAGCCTTTCGTGCTGCAACGTACAAGAAAATCGGCGGATACAACAAGTCTCTACGCATTTGCGACGACGCTGACATTATGGTGCGCTTCTACAAGGTTACAAAGTTTCACCACATTCAAAAGAAGTTGTACCTACAGCGCCTCCACAGCGAGCAGAGTCAGGCTCAGCAGGAACTAAACAACGAAATACAACAAAAGACTGTCGAAATCTATGACCGCAACATCATGGAAATGTCAGTGAAATGGGCAAAAGACAACAACTTGCTAGCACTTGACCTCGGTGCGGCGCACAACCCAGCGCCCGGCTTCTTGTCGGTGGATATGCACGAGCCAGCCGACCTAGTTGGCGACATTTTCAACGTTTTGGGCGACATGGAGGACGGCACGGTTGGTGTAATCCGTGCTGCTGACTTCCTAGAGCACATTCCTGACAAAGTTTGCCTGTGGAACGAAATGTACCGAGTCTTGGCTCAAGGTGGAATGTTGCTCACACTCACCCCTAGTACTGACGGGCGAGGCGCTTACCAAGACCCAACCCACAACGCTTTCTATAACGAAAACAGTTTTTGGTACTGGATTGACGCTAACTACCGCAAGTACGTTCCCGAAATCAAGACTGATTTCCAAAAGAGCCGTATGATGACGTTCTATCCAAGCCCTTGGCACCAGACCCATCAGATTCCCTATGTTTGCGCCAATCTGATTGCCATTAAGGACGACTCAGAGCGATTTGGCGGTCAGTTAGGGGCTTAGAGAAAATCAAAGGCTGGGGTAAGATTGCTTCAGACTAGCGCCATCGTCTAAACCTAGTCGTGAAGTGGTGGAATAATGGCAAGGGCTTCTTACACACAGAATAGTTACGTTGGTGCCGCACCAAACGCATTTCTGTATGACGCCCTTGACAACACCTCGACCACAGTAGTCCTCACCAACACCACTGGTGGCTGGGCTGGGCTGGGCGTAGGCGGTGGCTTCTTCCTTGACATCAGTATTGGTACTGAAAACGAGGAAAAGATTTATGTACCGGCTGGTTCATACAACTGGACAGCCCTCACCGTTACCCTCACTGGCGTTCAACGTGGTGCTGACGGCACACTTGCCCTTACCCACCCCGTCAACGCCGTTGTCGCACCAGTTTCGACTGCCATTGACTTTGCTGAAGCCAACAAAGCGGTTGCCAATACCATTGGACAAATCCAAGCATCTGGCGACTTACTCGTCGGTAGTGGTGAAAACGAACTATCTCGTCTCGGTGTCGGTACGCAGGGCGAAGTCCTCACCATACAGTCAGACGGCTCGTTGGCTTGGAGTGCCGCAGGTGCTCGTGGGTATCAGGGTGTTCAAGGTGCTCAAGGTAGCCAAGGAGTGCAAGGCACTCAAGGTTCGACGGGCGCAACTGGACAACAGGGTTCGCAAGGCGCTACAGGTAGTACAGGAGCCACTGGTGCGCAGGGCACACAAGGTCCGCAAGGTGTTACTGGCGCACAAGGCGCTACGGGAAGCACGGGTGCGCAAGGAACGCAGGGTCATCAGGGTTACCAAGGTGTAACGGGTGCTCAGGGAAGTACAGGAGCGCAAGGAAGTACAGGCGCTCAGGGAAGCCAAGGGTATCAAGGTACGCAGGGCGTACAAGGCTCTACAGGTGCCACTGGTTCCCAAGGAAATCAGGGTTACCAAGGCTCGACGGGAGCAACTGGTCCGCAAGGAACGCAAGGCACGACTGGTCTAACGGGTGCTACCGGACCACAGGGTGCTCAAGGTTCAACTGGTTCTCAAGGCTTACAAGGTGTACAAGGTAGCCAAGGCTATCAAGGTGTAACTGGTGTTACAGGAGCGCAAGGTTACCAAGGTGCGACTGGTGTTACAGGAGCGCAAGGGCCACAAGGTACTCAAGGTGTAATCGGTGTCACTGGTGCGCAGGGTGTTCAAGGTGCAACTGGTCTGCAAGGTACGCAGGGATTTCAGGGCTATCAAGGTGTCAAGGGTGACACCGGACAGCAGGGCGCACAAGGCTATCAAGGAACAACAGGCTCAACTGGACCGCAAGGTAATCAGGGTGTCCAAGGAGCCACAGGTGCTCAAGGCGTAACAGGCGCTCAGGGTTCCACTGGGGCACAAGGCAACCAAGGGTACCAAGGACAAACTGGTGCGCAAGGACAAACTGGTGTTCAAGGCTCACAAGGTAGCCAAGGTGCTACCGGACCGCAGGGTTCAACTGGTTACCAAGGTACCCAAGGAAATCAGGGCGCTACTGGTGCTACCGGGCCGCAGGGATACCAAGGCACACAAGGTGTTCAAGGCAATCAAGGTGTTCAGGGTCTAACTGGCGCACAAGGCACTCAGGGGAATCAAGGCGTACAGGGATACCAAGGTTCCACGGGTTCACAAGGTGCCACAGGCGTACAGGGAAGTCAAGGTTCGACTGGTTCGCAAGGCGTTCAAGGCGCTACTGGGTCGCAAGGTGCTCAAGGCTACCAAGGTAGTCAGGGTGTAACAGGTGCACAAGGAACAACTGGTGCTACAGGTTCGCAAGGAAATCAAGGTTTTCAGGGCTATCAAGGAACACAGGGCGTACAAGGTACCCAAGGTGTACAAGGCTCAACTGGTGCAACTGGCTCGCAGGGTGCGCAGGGATACCAAGGTTTTCAAGGTTACCAAGGTACCCAAGGTGTTATTGGTGTAACAGGTAATCAAGGTACCCAAGGTTCGACAGGTGCGCAGGGTTCTACAGGTTCACAGGGTTCTACAGGTTCACAAGGACCGCAAGGCTATCAAGGAAACCAAGGTACGCAAGGTCACCAAGGGTATCAAGGTGTCACTGGTTCCACAGGTGGTTACGGACCACAAGGTAATCAGGGTTATCAAGGAACGCAGGGTTATCAAGGTATTGCTGGTGATGTTTACTCAACGTCAAGTACAACAAACATTCCGAGTGTCACTGTTGGAAACTCGTCACTCGTTGTCGGCACTGGTCTTGCCTACTCATCACCACAAACGATTGTTGTCGCCGTTGACTCAAACAACTACTTCAACGCCACCGTTCTTTCGTACAACCCTTCAACTGGCTCACTGACTTATAACATCGCCTCCTCTGACGACATTATTGGTTCACCATCGGGTTCGTCTTGGACGGTAAACCTTGACGGTGCCGTTGGTCCGCAGGGTTTTCAGGGTTATCAGGGTCAGCAAGGCTCTCAGGGTAGCCAAGGCGTACAAGGCTCGAAAGGAAATCAAGGGTTCCAAGGCAACCAAGGGTTCCAAGGTTCTACTGGTAGCCAAGGCTCGCAAGGTTCGACGGGAGCACAGGGCGCTCAGGGGTACCAAGGTGCTCAAGGTACCACTGGTTCACAAGGAAGTCAGGGTGCAACAGGTAGCCAAGGTAATCAAGGATTCCAAGGTACGCAGGGAAATCAAGGCGTACAAGGTTCTCAAGGTGTTCAGGGATTTCAAGGAAATCAAGGATATCAAGGTTATCAAGGCAACCAAGGTGTTCAGGGATTTCAAGGAAATCAGGGCTATCAAGGTTATCAAGGCAACCAAGGTCAGACTGGTGCTCAAGGGTATCAAGGACCACAAGGCTCTACTGGCTCGCAGGGTTACCAAGGTAATCAGGGTTATCAGGGAACGGCTGGTCAAGCCACCAACATTCAAGGTGAATACGACACACTCGCTGACCTAGAAGCCGCCTTTCCAACCGGACCAGTTGACCAAAGCAACTCATACGTTGTTCAGGGGCAACTCTACGTCTGGGAAATCAACACAATGGTGTGGGTCGCCGTTGCGAACATTATTGGACCTCAGGGTTATCAGGGTTATCAGGGGACGCAAGGTTACCAAGGTGAAATCGGTGACCGTGGTATCTACGATTCAGACGACGGAGTGCCGCCGAGCGACACATCAGTTCTCTGGCTGGACGAAACAACTCCTGCTACCGCACTACAAGGTGCTCAGGGTGCCCAAGGTGGAATCGGAACCCAAGGCTCACAAGGAGTTCAGGGCGTACAAGGTGCGCAGGGGTATCAAGGCTCGCAAGGCTACCAAGGCGTTCAGGGAACACAAGGTGTCCAAGGCTACCAAGGTGCTGTTTATCAGACCACTTCGACCAACACGCTGACCCTCTCGACCATTTCGCTCAATGACGTATTTGTAATCACGGTTGGTGAAAACCTTTCATACACAAACGGCGAATCGGTTGTCATTTGCGACAGTTCTGACGCAACAATCTTTATGACCGCATCCGTCATTGGCTACACGTCAAGCGACGGCACCCTTGAGTTGAAAGCGACGCAGGTTTCGCCCTACAGCAACCCCGTCAGTTCTTGGAACATCAACCTAAGTGGAATCCCCGGCGTACAAGGTACGCAAGGTTACCAAGGTTCACAGGGTACCCAAGGCGTACAAGGAACGCAGGGGGTTCAGGGAACCCAAGGAATCACTGGGTCACAAGGCTCACAAGGTTCACAGGGCGTACAAGGCACGACAGGTTCACAAGGACCGACTGGTGTTCAGGGCGCACAGGGAACGACTGGTTTCCGTGGTGATACTGGTCCGCAGGGTGCTACTGGCTCTCAAGGAGCACAGGGCTACCAAGGCACTAGCGGTGCTGACGGAGCGCAGGGTGCTCAAGGTGCGCAGGGTGCTACTGGCGCTCAAGGCTCTGTAGGAGCACAAGGCTCAACTGGTACGCAAGGGAACCAAGGTGCTAACGGAACGCAAGGTTACACAGGCGCTCAGGGTACGCAAGGTTACCAAGGAACACAGGGTCACCAAGGTGTCGCTGGAAGCCAAGGCACACAAGGAAATCAGGGGTATCAGGGCTACCAAGGAAATGCTGGTTCGCAGGTTGTAACCTTACGTTCATCATCAGCAACCGCAAATGTTAACGAAGCCACCCTCTTTACTGGCTCAACTTCTGGTCAGACCATTACTGCGCCACCAGCCACAGCAAACGCAACGTGGCGTGTTATTAACCGTGCCTCCGTAACGGTCAATCTTGGATTCACCAGTAATGCTATGTACGACATTGGCTCTTCTTCGCCCGTAACGTCATACACAGTTCCCGTTAATGGAGCGTACCAGTTCATTAACTACAATGGTGGAAACTGGTACATGATTACGTCGGCTGACGCTGATGACCTTGTGAACACGTTGCCAATCGCCCACGGTGGAACTGGTTTAACGACCCTTGGTACGCAAGGTCAGGCTCTGGTAGTCAACTCAAGTGGAACTGCCTTAACCTACGCCACTATCGGCGCTCAGGGTGCCCAAGGCTTTCAGGGTTCGCAAGGAAGCCAAGGTGCAACGCCTACAGCGCCTCTTGACCTAGCCATTTCCACCACAACCAATACCGACCCACTGACGATTCAGTCATCCAACGGTCACGGTGGTTCTAACTACGCAGGTCTAATGACCTTGACGAACACAAACTCAGGTGCTTCCAACCCTCAAAAGTCAATCCGTATGAACAATAACGGTGGGCTGGAAATCGTCAATAACGCCTACAACACCACCATTTTCTCGCTTGACGACAGCGGAAACCTCAATGTCGCTGGTACGCACAATGGCGTTTCCTTGGGCGATACGGGCTGGATTCAGGTTACTTCGTTCAGCAATGGCTTCTCGGCGGTCAGCGGTGACTCGGTTTACTATAGGCGGATAAACAACGTTGTTTACATGGTTGGCGCTATTTCTGGTGGAACAGCCGGTCAGACCGCCTTTACCCTGCCTTCTGGATACCGCCCAGCATACCAAGCGACTTATGTTGCACAGCAGTACGGAACCGCCAACATGACCTACGTTACGATTGACACAAGCGGAAACGTAACGCCAAACCAGTCATCAACGTGGCTTTCTGGTTTTGCAGTGCCAGTGAACTAGTGAAATCTTAAACGTGGGTTTCCCAAAATCCGTTGTAAGATTTGGTCTAGAAAACGTTGGGATTACGCCCCTCTAGCAGCAAGGGTCTTTAATGGCACAGTTGAAGTATTGGAACGGCTCAGAATGGGTACCAGCGATTGTCGGTGCTCAAGGTGCCCAAGGCGCTAGTACTTACACCCCTATTTGGCACAACCTAAGCGACACCGTTACTCAAGGTGCGACCATTCCCTTCGGCGCTCAAAACGCTGATGCTTTTGCCGTCAACATGAACGTCTTGATTTACCAAGACAACACCGACTACATGACTGGTGTGATTTCTGAAATCACGGATTTACCTTACGAGGACAACGGAAGCAAGACAGTCTCGGTCTTTATTACCCAAATCTTTGGCACCATTTCCAGCACTGACCTTGGTTTGTACACCACTGGTCCAGCCGGTCCGCAGGGGGCGCCGGGTCAAGGCGTTTTCTACGCTGGTGGTTGGAACCCTTCGATTGACTACCAGACATACAACCTCGTTGAATACAGTGGCAACACTTACATTGCCCTTTCTGGAAACACTGACCAACAGCCTGACGTTAGTTTAGACTCGTGGACACTTTTTGCCCCTCAGGGTGCGCAAGGTTTAACTGGTACGCAGGGTTCTGCCGGACCACAAGGCGCTCAAGGCGCTATGGGTATGCAGGGATACCAAGGTGCCAACGGTATGGACGGCGCAAGTGGCTATCAAGGTGCTGAAGGTCCGCAGGGCGCAAGTGGCTCGCAAGGTCCGCAGGGCTTTACCGGACCTCAAGGTGAAAAGGGAACCGCTGGACTTCAGGGCTACCAAGGAAACCAAGGATTTCAGGGCGCTCAAGGCTCTACTGGTTCCCAAGGTGCACAAGGTCATCAGGGATTTCAGGGAAATCTTGGTACGCAAGGTAACCAAGGCCCCGTTGCTTTTGGTATTACTTCGGGTGGCGTTCTTTTTGGTGCCGAAGATGGTTCGGCAACTTGGACGACCAATGCTGGAAACTCAGGACAAATCCTTATGTCCTACGGAGAAATCGCCAACGGCGGACCAGAGTGGACGACATTCGGTATTCACGAGTTCATTACTGCCGCCACGACTGGTGAAAACATTGAAGGAACTTACACCGTCGGCGCAGACACGACCAATGACGTTGGCGTGGCTTCAGACACCCTTACTTTCGCCTACACGGGCGACTGGGTAGTAGACGGTTGGACGGTTCACGCCAATGACCGCATCCTTGTAAAAGACCAGACAGTAAAGGCGCAGAACGGTGTCTACCTCGTAGCAACCGTTGGTAGTGCCGGAAACGACTGGTACCTCGTCCGTGACAATGACACAAACACGATTCAGAAGTTGGCGGCTTCATTGTTCCAAATCTCTGACGGTGTTCAGAACGGCGGAACTACTTGGCAGTGCAACGCTTCAGCACTCTCTCAACTTGGCACCGACCCAATCGTTTTCGTTGCCAACGCTAACACTGGCGGGTATGGCGAGGCAGGTCAACTGCTGATGTCGTATGGAAACATCGGCTACAACGGTCCGCCTGAGTTCGTCCAGTACAACGTTCACGAACCCGTCCAAGTCGCCACGAGTGGTGAAAACTGGGACTGGGTTTTTGCCGTCGGTGCGAACACGACAAATGACTGGCCCCGTGGTGTAGACCAAATGACCGCCAGCACTACTGGCAACGTTGTTATTGACGGTTACCAACTACAAATGGATGACCGTTTCCTGCTGAAAGACCAAACTGACCCTGCGCAGAACGGTGTGTATGTCGTCATCAACGACGGAACAGACAGCGCATTTCAGGCTTGTCGAGACAATGACGTAGACACAATCAGAAAACTCGCCTCGTCTATTGTTCAGGTCTATCAGGGTGCAACTAACGGCGGTACCTCTTGGCAGTGTCAGGTTAGTTCTACCTCCAACCTTGGTTCTGACCCAATCATTTTCGCCTACATCCCCACCGTCGCTGGTGGTTATGGTGAAGCCGGTCAGTTCCTTATGTCCTACGGTGACATTGGTTCCAATGGTTCTCCGCAGTACATCCAACTAAACGTTCACGAACCCGTACAGGTTGTATCTACTGAAAACATTGACGTAACGTACACAATCGGTGGCGACACGACGAACGACTACCCAGTAGCCGCCGACACCATTACTCTCAACGCTGAAGGAACTGTCACTATTGACGGTTACGGCGTTCAGTTGGATGACCGAATCCTTCTCGCTGGTCAAGACAACGCCGCCTATAACGGTGTTTACGTTGTCACTAGCGACGGTTCAGTAACCGCTTTTTCTGGTGTTCGTGACAATGACGTAGACACTTCAGGCAAGATTGCCGCCTCAATCGTTCAAGTATTCCAAGGCTCTGCGTATGGTGGAACCGTTTGGACTACTAACTTCAAATCCACCGACTCACTTGGTGAAACCGACCAGATTTGGACACGCTTCGGACTTCAAGGAAATCAAGGGTATCAAGGTGCGCAAGGTCACCAAGGATTCCAAGGCTTTCAGGGAAATCAAGGTTACCAAGGTTCAGGCTTCCAATACAAGGGTGCTTGGGTTTCTGGCACTTCATACAACCCGACTGACGTAGTTCTTTACGAAGGTGGCTTGTACCTCGCTAACTACAACGGCAACCCTGCATCAGAATCACCAACCACTGACCCTGTAACTGGTCTTAACACTTACTGGGCGACGTTCGTTCCTATGGGCGAACAAGGTCCGCAAGGTCCGCAAGGTTTCCAAGGATACTTTGGTACTCAGGGTTCGCAAGGGCCGATTGCTTTTGGTATTGCTCCTGCTGGTGTTCTTTTTGGTGCGCAAGACGGTAGTGCCACTTGGACTTCAGGTTCTGGCTCGGCTGGCTCCCTGCTTATGTCTTATGGTGATGGCGCAAACGGCGGACCGGAGTTTGTCAACTACGCAATCCACGAACCCGTGCGAGCCGCTACGACTGGTGAAAGCATTGGAGATGAAGGTACTTACACCGTCGGAAACGCCGAAACGGAATCGGGCGACAACACCAACGACTACCCGTTGTGGGTAGACACCATCGAGTTCCCCTACACGGGCGCTTGGGTAATGGACGGCTGGACGGTTGGTGAAGATGACCGTCTTCTGCTCAAAGACCAGACTAACCCAGCGTCAAACGGTGTGTATGTAGTCGGTACCGCTGGTGATTCAGAGAACAACTGGCTTCTTATACGTGACAATGACGTTGACACCATGCAAAAGTTGGGTGCGTCGCTTATTCAGGTATCGGAAGGTAATGAAAACGGCGGAACGACGTGGCAGTGTGGTACTTCTTCCCTCGCAACAATGGGTACTCACCCGATTGTTTTCTACGCAAACGCCAACACCGCTAACTACGGTGAGGCTGGACAACTTCTTATGTCCTACGGAAACCTTGGCTACAACGGTGCTCCGCAGTTCATTAGTTACCAGATTCACGAGCCAGTAGTTGTTGCTACTACGGGCGATGACGACATTATTGAGTGGAACTACGAAGTTGGTGGAAACACCACGAACGACTGGCCCGTAGGCGCAGACACCTTGACTGGTGTGTCGGTTGGTACATACATTATTGACGGATACCAACTTCAGGTTGGTGACCGCTTCTTGGTCAAGGACGAAGAAAATGCCAACCAAAACGGTGTTTATGTCGTACTAAACGACGGCTCAAGCACTCCGTTCCAATCCTGCCGAGACAATGACATTGACACGATTGGTAAGTTAGCGGCTTCGATTATCCAAGTTGTTCAGGGTACGACTAATGGTGGAACCTCTTGGCAGTGTCAAGCCACCTCAACGATGACTCTTGGTAGCGACGACATTATTTTCGCTTACATTCCTACAGTTGCCGGTGGCTATGGAACAGCAGGACAGTTCCTAATGTCTTACGGAAACCTTGGCACCAATGGTGCACCTCAGTACATTTCGCTGAACGTTCACGAACCCGTCGTTGTTGCCTCAACAGAAAACGTTGACGTTACTTACACGGTTGGTGGAAACACCACGAACGATGCTCCGACTAACGCTGACGTAATCGCACTCAACTCGTCAGGAACTCTTGTACTTGACGGATACACACTGCAAGTCAGTGACCGCTTCCTACTGAAACACCAGAACAACGCTTACGAAAACGGCGTTTATGTGGTTTTGTCAGACGGTACATCTAACGCCTTCTCTGCTTGCCGTGATAATGACATTGACACCGCCTTTAAGTTGGCGGCTTCAATCGTTCAGGTCGTACAAGGTGCCACTCTTGGTGGAACCGTATGGGTATCTGGCTCAAAGGCTACCGACACCCTAGGTACCGACCCAATCCCGTTCAGCCAGTTCGGTCCGCAGGGCTATCAAGGTTATCAGGGTGCCACTGGTACGCCTTTAATGATTGACGGCTCATACGACACCTTAGAAGCCCTTACGTCGGCATATCCAAGCGGTCCAGACGAGGAAGGCGACTCCTACATTGTCGCTGGTGACCTCTATGTCTGGAACGATGAGGGTAACGTCTGGCAAAATGTTGGTCGCCTCGAAGGTCCGCAAGGAACGCAGGGGTACCAAGGTTTCCAAGGAGCACAAGGGTACCAAGGAAATCAGGGCTACCAAGGACAACTCGGTACGCAGGGTAACCAAGGACCAATCGCCTTTGGTATCACCTCTGGCGCAGTCCTCTTTGGTGCTGACGACGGAACTGCTACTTGGACTGCCAACTCAGGCACCGCTGGTCAACTGCTTATGTCTTACGGCGACATTACTAATGGCGGACCAGAATGGGTTACTTACGGTGTTCACGAGCCAGTAATCGCCGCTACCACTGGTGAAAACATTGCCGGTACATACACGATTGGCGATGCCGACACTTCGGCAGGAAACAACACCAATGACTATCCACTTTGGGTTGATACTCTTGAGTTCCCTTACACCGGCCCGTGGGTGATGGACGGCTGGACAGTCGCCCTTGACAACCGACTCCTTCTAAAAGACCAGACCAATCCTGCTGAAAACGGTATCTGGGTTGTTATTCAAGTAGGCGACGAAAGCAATAACTGGATTCTTTGCCGTGACAACGACGCAGACCGCATTGAGAAAATCGCTGCTTCACTTGTTCAGATTTCTGACGGTATCCAAAATGGTGGAACGACTTGGCAGTGTGCCGCTTCGTCTCTTGCAGTTCTAGGTACTGACCACATTACCTTTATCGCTAACGCCAACACGGGTGGTTACGGTGAAGCAGGTCAGTTGCTGATGTCTTACGGCAACATTGGATACAACGGTCCGCCTGAGTTCATTCAGTACCAAATCCACGAACCCGTTGTTGTGGCAACCACAGGCGACGATGACAGCATCAACGACTGGGAATACGCAATCGGTTCCAACCTCACGAATGACTGGCCCCACGCTGCCGACACACTGACTGCCACCGACCTTGGTACTTACACCATTGACGGTTACACGCTTCAGGTCAATGACCGATTCCTCGTCAAGGACGAAGAGGACGCAAACCAAAATGGTGTGTATGTAGTCCTAAGCGACGGCTCAACCGAAGTATTCCAAGCCGTTCGTGACAACGACGTAGATACCATTGGAAAGTTGTCAGCCTCTATCATTCAGGTGCTTCAAGGTACCCAGAATGGTGGAACGTCGTGGCAATGTCAGACTTCCTCAACCGCAACCCTAGGAACCGAACCAATCGTCTTTGCCTACATCCCAACGGTGGCTGGCGGATACGGTACTGCTGGTCAGTTCTTGATGAGTTATGGTGAAATCGGTACCAATGGCTCGCCTCAGTACATCTCGCTCAACATCCACGAGCCAGTTACTGTCTCGTCAGACGGCACATCGCTGGACGTTACCTACACCAGCGGTGGAGATACCACGAACGACTACCCAGTAGCCGCTGACACAATCACCAGCAACCGCTCAGGAACGGTAACACTCGACGGATACACCGTCCAAGTGGGTGACCGTTTCTTGCTACTTCACCAAGACGATGCGTACCAGAACGGTGTGTATGTCTGCACCTCTGACGGTACTGAAAACGCCTTTAGCGCAGTCCGTGACAACGACATTGACACAGCCGACAAGTTGGCGGCTTCTATCGTTCAGGTCAAGCAGGGTGACACCTACGGTGGTTCTGTTTGGACGACAACGTTCAAGGCAACCGACACGCTGGGTACCGACCCCGTTATTTGGCAAGCCTTTGGTCCGCAGGGTTATCAGGGCTTCCAAGGTAATCAAGGTTTCCAAGGAAATCAAGGGTACCAAGGAAATCAGGGATACCAAGGAAACCGAGGAACTGGTTGGTTCGAGGGTACTGAAAACCCACTCTCAACCATTCCCGGCATTAAGGACGGCGACCAGTACCTCAAGGTAACTGACGGTTCGACTTGGGTGTATGGCGCAAATACGCAAACGTGGTACGGCACGGGCAACCTCACCGGACCGCAGGGTTACCAAGGTAACCAAGGCTACCAAGGCTACCAAGGCACGACTGGCGCTCAGGGTTCTCAAGGATTCCAAGGCAATCAAGGCTTCCAAGGCTCTACGGGCGCACAAGGCGTTCAAGGTGCCACTGGTGCTCAAGGAAGTCAAGGCTTTCAGGGTAACCAAGGATACCAAGGCGCTACAGGCGCTCAAGGTGTTCAGGGTCACCAAGGGCTTCAGGGCTATCAGGGTAACCAAGGAGAAACTGGTGCTCAAGGTAATCAGGGCTTCCAAGGTGATACGGGTGCTCAAGGCACACAAGGTTTCCAAGGATTCCAAGGATTCCAAGGTAATCAGGGCTATCAAGGTCCGCAGGGTTATCAGGGAACACAGGGTTATCAGGGGTACTTTGGTCAGCAAGGTACACAAGGACCGATTGCCTACGGCATCACCTCTGGTGGCGTTATGTTCGGTGCCACAGACGGCTCTGCTACTTGGTCAAGTGCTGGAAACGCAGGACAACTTCTCATGTCGTATGGCGACATTGCCAACGGCGGGCCGGAGTTCATTACTTACGGTGTCCACGAGCCTGTTCGTGTAGCGACTACTGGTGAAAACCTCGCAGGAACCTACACAGTTGGCGACGCTGACACTTCTGCTGGCGATAACACCAATGACCACCCCCTCTGGGTAGACACCCTCGACATTCCTGTTTCAGGAACGTGGAGGATTGACGGCTACACCGTTCAGGTTGATGACCGTATTTTGGTGAAAGACCAGACCAACGCCGCCGAAAATGGTGTGTATGTCGTATCGTCTCTCAACGACGACAACGGAAAGATTCACCTCATTCGTGACAACGACGTTGACCGCATCGAAAAGATTGCGGCTTCACTTATCCAAGTCTCCGAAGGTACTGAAAACGGTGGTACCACTTGGCAGTGTGCGACCTCGGCTCTGGCGGTAATGGGCACTGACCCAATCACCTTCATTGCGAACGCAAACACTGGTTCATACGGTAACGCTGGACAACTCTTGATGAGTTACGGAAACATTGGTCACAATGGTCCGCCACAGTACATCCAATACCAAATCCACGAGCCTGTTGTAGTTGCTACGACTGGTGAAAACTGGGATTGGACATACGCAGTCGGCGCAAACCTGACCAACGACTGGCCCGTTGCCGCTGACACTTTCACCGCAACGGGCGTTGGAACCGTCACCATTGACGGATACCAACTTGCTTCTAACGACAGGTTCTTGCTAAAAGACCAGACCAACTCAGCACAAAACGGTGTGTATGTTGTTCTGGTTGACGGAACCGATGGTGAAAGCGCATTTGAGGCGGTTCGTGACAACGACGTAGATACCGTTGACAAACTAGCCGCTTCGATTATTCAGGTCAGTTCTGGTTCTGAAAACGGTGGTACATCGTGGCAGTGCCAACTCAAGACTGGCACAACGCTCGGTTCTGACCCCATTGTCTTTGCCTACATTCCCACCTTCGCAGGTGGCTACGGTGAGGCTGGGCAGTTGCTCATGTCTTACGGCAACTTGGGTCTGAACGGGCCTCCACAGTACGTTCAGTACAACGTCCACGAGCCTGTAGAACTTGCTTCTACAGGAAACGTTGATGTTACCTACGTCGCCAACAACAACACGTCAAATGACTACCCAGTAACGGCTGACGTTATCAACCTCAACATCTCAGGCACCTTGTCTCTCGACGGCTATGTCCTGAGTGTGGATGACCGCTTCTTGCTGAAAGACCAGACAACGGCTTCACAGAACGGTGTCTATGTCGTCACTAGTGACGGCTCTTCATCTGGTTTCTCGGCAGTTCGAGACAACGACATTGACACGGCAGGCAAGATTGCCGCCTCTATTGTTCAGGTTCTAAAGGGAACGACAAATGGTGGAACCGTCTGGGTCACGTCATTCAAGTCAACCAACGCTCTTGGCACTGACGATATGCCGTGGCGTGAGTTTGGTCCGCAGGGTGCCCAAGGTTACCAAGGTGATTCTGGTTACTCCGTAACTATCGCTGGTTCCTACGACACTATCGAAGACCTCACTTCTGCCCACCCAAGTGGTCCAGCCATTACTGGTCAGGTCTATGTCATTGTTGGTCAGGTCTATGCGTGGAACGCTGAACTAAACGAGTGGCAGGAAGTTGCTGACATTCTCGGTCCGCAGGGTTACCAAGGTACGCAAGGCTACCAAGGTAACGCTGGTACGGCGTTCAACATTCAAGGAACCTACTCGTCCGAATCAGCACTGGAAGCGGCTTGGCCCACTGGTCCAGACGTACCGGGCACGGCGTACATTGTTGGTCCAGACGTTTATGTTTGGTCTACTGCTGAAAGCCAGTGGATTAGCGTTGGTACCGTCCAAGGTCCGCAAGGTAATCAGGGTGCCAGCGGTGCTCAGGGTTACCAAGGCGCACAAGGTACGCAGGGTTACCAAGGCTCGACTGGTGCACAAGGTAGCCAAGGATACACAGGTGCGACAGGTTCGCAGGGTGCTCAAGGCTACCAAGGAGCCATTGGTTACCAAGGAGTTCAGGGTGCTCAAGGGTATCAGGGCTACACAGGTAGCCAAGGTGCTCAGGGTTACCAAGGACTTCAGGGATACCAAGGTGTTCAGGGTAGTCAGGGTACGCAAGGACACCAAGGTGTTCAGGGTGTTCAGGGCGCAGACTTCCCAGCCTACGCAATCACCACTGTTTCTGCCCTTGACGCAACTGGCGCAGATGTTGGCTCAACGGCAGTGTTCTACAACGCAACTACCGACTCGTACTACACGGGTCAAGCAGTAACGCTTGCTGGAAACGACACTGACGGTGTAGCGGTTTTCTACACAGGCTTTATCTACAGCGTTGTCAATGCTGGTGGTTCGGGCTTCGAGTTCACCATCTCGCTGACTGGCTACTCAGGCGAAGGTGCCACTGGCACAATCAGCAACTGGTACTTCTCGCTCTCTGGTATTCAGGGAGTTCAGGGTTACCAAGGATTCCGAGGCTTCACAGGTCCGCAGGGTTCGCAGGGTAACCAAGGTACTCGTGGTTATCAGGGTTACCAAGGATACCAAGGGTCTACTGGTGCGCAGGGAAGTCAGGGTTATCAGGGCTTTACTGGTGCGCAAGGTACTCAAGGTGTACAAGGTGCTACTGGTGCTACAGGAACGCAAGGTGCACAGGGCTACCAAGGCTTTACTGGGGCACAGGGTACTCAGGGTGTTCAAGGTTCCACGGGAGCCACTGGTTCTCAGGGTGCTCAGGGATACCAAGGAACGACTGGTGCGCAAGGTTCAACTGGCGCTCAAGGTGTTCAAGGGTATCAGGGCGCACAAGGTTATCAAGGCTACCAAGGTAACGTTGGTGCCACTGGTGGCATTGGACCACAAGGCTCGCAAGGTCTGACGGGTGCTACTGGTGCCCAAGGTACGCAAGGTACGCAAGGCTACACGGGTGCAACTGGTAACCAAGGTGTTCAAGGTGCCACGGGCGCTACAGGTGCTCAGGGAGCACAAGGACCACAGGGTTATCAGGGATACACAGGTGCTCAGGGTACGACTGGTGCGCAGGGTTTCCAAGGCTTTCAAGGAAGTCAGGGTAACCAAGGCTTCCAAGGAAACACTGGTTCTACTGGTGGCTATGGTCCGCAAGGTACGCAGGGTCTAACTGGTGCCCAAGGTAGCACTGGTGCTCAGGGTACGCAGGGTGTTCAAGGTGTAACTGGTCTGCAAGGTGCTCAAGGAGCGCAGGGCTATCAGGGTTCTACTGGTGCGACTGGTAACCAAGGAGCACAGGGTGTTCAGGGCGCTATCGGTTATCAAGGTGTTCAGGGCGCTCAAGGATTACAAGGGTACACGGGTGCGCAAGGCGCAACGGGTAGCCAAGGTGTTCAGGGCTACCAAGGAACGCAAGGTACTCAGGGTTATCAAGGTTCAACAGGTTCTACTGGTGGCTACGGTCCTCAGGGTGCTCAAGGACAAACTGGTCCGCAGGGTACTCAGGGCTATCAGGGATACCAAGGGTACCAAGGCGCTTCATTCGCCACGACAAGTACAACCTCGCTCACCATTGGTACTGGTTCTCAAACCCTCACCGTAGGAACTGGTCTGGCTTACACGGCAGGACAGGGCGTATCGCTCGTCTCTACCGTTGGAACAATGGTCGGTCTGGTCGCCTCATACAACGCCTCTACAGGCGCTCTGGTGGTCAATGTCGCCACGGTAACTGGCTCAGGCACAAGTTCTACTTGGACGGTAAATGTTGACGGTCAAAAGGGTGCGCAGGGGTATCAGGGGTATCAGGGCAACACTGGTGCCACCGGACCTCAGGGCTACCAAGGTGCGACTGGTTCGCAGGGCTATCAAGGTACTCAAGGAAACCAAGGATTCCAAGGATTTACTGGTGCTCAGGGTTCAACTGGTGCGCAGGGTGTTCAGGGATACCAAGGTATCACTGGCTCGACTGGTGCTCAAGGACCGCAAGGATACCAAGGAAATCAAGGTTATCAGGGAAATCAGGGCTACCAAGGTACACCAGCGACGACCATTAACACGGTATTCACCTCGCCAATCGAAACGACGTACCTCAACAGCAACAGCCCGAACGGTGTACAAACCATCTACTTGACGGGTCAAGGCTCGCTTGTGTTGTTCACCTCACAGGCAACCAACACCTTCCAGTTCAACTTCACAGGAACTTCGGGTGGCTCAACACTCAACAGCCTTCTTTCAGTTGGTCAAAGTGTGACGGTTGCCGTAATGGTGCTTCAGGGTGGTTCTGGTGCTTCGTACTACTGTAATACGGTCTACATTGACGGTTCGCAGTCCTCGATTTACTGGGCTGGTGGTCTGGGTTACCCAACCAACGGATACGCCAACGGGTATGACGCTTACAACTTCACTATTACCAAGACAGCAAACGCAACGTATGTTATCTTTGCCTCACTTACCCAGTTTTAGTGTAAAGTAGGGTTATGAGTCCTATTATTGGCGCACGAGGGAGTATGTCGGCAGATGACTCTGGCGACTTTCTAATCAAGCCTCCTAATACGCCCACTATTGGCTCACCGTCCGTTGTAAGTGGAACTCAGGTGAATGTTTACTTCACGCCAAACCCAAACGGCTCCAAAGCAAAGACATTTACTGTTGCGATTTACTGCGTCAATACGGGAACCGTTGTTTCGTATCAGGCAGGTTTCACCTCAAGTCCTGCGCTAGTTAGTTACGGTTTTTCTGCTAACTACACATACGAATACGCCGTAGCGGCCGTGAATAATGCTGGAAGCAGTGGGTATTCTGCGTATAGCGGTTCAGATGTCCCTAACTACGTTCCGCCGCCTTATACGCCGCCCTACGTTCCGCCACCTTATACGCCGCCCTACGTTCCGCCACCCGTTCCGCCGCCCTACGTTCCGCCGCCCGTTCCGCCGCCTTATACGCCACCCTACATTGCGCCCTACGTTCCGCCCTACGTTCCGCCACCAAAGCCGCCATACGTTCCGCCATACGTTCCGCCACCAGTTCCGCCGCCAGTGCCGCCACCTAGGGGTGGATGCTTTATCCACGGAACTCCGATTCTCATGGCTGACGGTACGCTCAAAAACATTGAGGACGTTCAAGTTGGCGACGTGCTAAAGACAGCGGTTATTCCGACGTATCCAAATGGTGAAATAGTTAACCTTTGGTACCCAGCGTCGGTTTGGTCGGTACCGGATTCGCAAATAGGTCAAACAACCTACGAAACCACTATTGTTCAGGCAAACACCGACATTGGCGCTTCTGGCTACTACACCTTCAACGACCAAATCAGTTTGACGGGTGACCACTTTGTGTTCGTGAATCGTGCTGGCGTTTGGCAGTTCATGAGGGCGTGGTCAATGCAGATTGGCGACCTCTTGATGAACGAGGAACTTCAGGCGATACCGATTACCTCTGTCGAGATTGTTTCGGCAAACGTTTTGGTGTCAAAACTGACCGTTGGTCCAAATGACCTGTTTTTTGGTGCTGGAATCTTGACGCACAACATAAAGGTCGCATCGGGCTATCAGTACATAGAACCCACTCCGCAATAATCGGGGGTGGGTTCTATGGCTACCTTTTCCGAGCACATTTCATCACTAGACCTATCCAAACCCGTTGTTATTCGTGGTCTAGTTACTGAAATGCCTGATTGGAAGCAACTTGTTCCTCTTCGGGATAACCCACCACCGTGGGCAGTTGCTTACCCCGAAGGAACATTTTGTGCCGTGTATTTCGACGGTATAGAGTTTGAGAAACACCTCGACCAACTAAACGGACTGAGGTTTGTTTGGAACGAACTAGACAGTATCCGTGACGAAACCTTTGGTGTTTCTATGTATATGTTTATTTCCGAGTCCAATGAAGGCGATGCCTTAACGGGCGTAACTAGACACGCCGACCATAGCAATATGTTCCACTTGAACTGCGTTGGTCGTTCCTCGTGGCAACTATGGGACACTCGAAAAGGTCATGGTGAAAACTACGAGTTTGTATTAGAACCCGGCGACATCCTCTTTATGCCCAGTGGCGTAGACCACGAGGTGAAAAGTCTTACAAGACAAAGGGCTGCCGTCGTTTTTGGTGACTTTATGCCCTCGGCGTAGAGGGTGGTTTATGCTGTAGTGTGGTGATGTGGAACAGTTTACAGAAATCGCCCCCGGCATTGTCACCGCATACAACGTCTTTCCAACAAGCAATAGCATTATTGACTTGATTGAGCAGGAATCTCAGGGTCTTGTGAGCCTTTGGGAACCGTCTATGGTCATTGGTGAAAACGGTGAAGGTTTTGTTAATACGAAATCACGAAACTGCTTTGTTTATACAGCGCCTCAGCCAATCAAAGACGAGCCAATGCCTCTGAAAGAATCACCTGATTGGTTGAAGGTGTTTGTGTCTCAAAAACTTTACGAAGCCTTTGCCCCTTACTACGACCAGTACAAGCAAAAATACAATGTTGACCTAGAGAATGTGTACGAGGACTTTTCAATCCTTCGATATGGGTTTGGACAGCGTTTCCGTGACCACTGCGACGACGGTAGTGCGCTCCTTCGTCGTGTCTCGCTTTGCTACTACGTCAATGATGATTACGAGGGTGGTGAAATCCTGTTTGACAACTTTGGATTAAGCATTAAGCCACAAGCCAAGCAGTTGATTATTTTTCCATCAAACTTTATGTACACACACGAGGTGATGCCCGTTATGCGTGGCACCCGATACGCAATAGTGCAGTGGGTAAAATGAGAGAACCCGTAATCGTTGATAATCTATTTGAGCCTCACTACTACGAGTACATTTCTGAGGCACTGAAATCCGTCATTGTTCAGGAGAACTCTTACGACGAGGGATTTGGTCGGTACTGCCTAAGCGACACGAGAAACCCACTATTGCGTGAGGCTTTTACTCGCTCGGTTTGGAAGGCTCGCAGGGTATTCAATAGTCACTCCCTACTGCCCAGTTACGCTTTTTTTGCCCAATACCAAAAAAATGGCAACGCAATACCCAACCTTTTCCACCACAAAGACGATAACGCTTGCACCTACACGCTAGATATGTGCCTGTATCAAAACCGTCCTTGGGACTTGTTTGTCGAAGGCAAGTCCTACACACTTATGCCCAACCAAGCCCTTGCCTACTACGGGAATGAACAGGAGCACTGGCGTGAGGCAATACCCGACCCAGAGAACCAGATTGTTGGCATGGTGTTTTTTCATTTTGTAGAGCCTGACCACTGGTTTTACACAAAAGGACCAGATTACATTGATGTAATCCGTGGTCAAGTTACGGAGGAACAATGGACTACGAATCGCCCAAAGTAAGGATTATTGAGAACTTCATTAGTACTGAAAACTGTGAGTTCCTGATTGAAGAGTCCAAGAAATCGGATTTATGGTCAATCGCCAACATTGGCGTAGATAGCGACATAAAGGAAGAGCACCGTGCTCAGTTCAACACGCAGTGGAACGACAGGGTTATTGACCTTCACCAGATTGCCTCGCTTCGCCTTTGCCCCGAACTGCTTTCTCTCGCTTGGGACGTTAAGGAACGCTCACGCATTGAGGTGGAAAACTTCTTTGAGAGGACTCACGACAGCATCTTCCTTGAGTCGTGGGAAATCGTGCGGTGGCACGAACCATTCTGGCAACAACCACACATTGACTACATAAATCCTGACTTCAACCGTGAAACTGACCTGCCTGCTGATTACAACGAAATGTGGTTCCCACCTGCCGCCGAGGAAATCTACCGCATTTACAACACTCAAAAGCACTACACCAGTATGTTGTATCTCAGCGGCGACTTTGATGGTGGTGAAATCTACTTCCCTCGACACAATAACTTTATGATTAAGCCCAAGCCGGGTTTATTAGTCATTTTTGAGGGAACGGTGGAGAATCCGCACGGCATTAACCCTATTGCCAATGGAGTTCGTTACGTTAATACAGCCTTCTGGTGCCGTAACGTAACGCCCAAATATCTTGGTGATGCACACTTAAATGGAAACTTCGACAAGTACTGGTAGCGGTGAAAAGGTCACTTTTTATTACGACCTTGACCATTGCGGCGACAACCCAATAATCGAATCAACCTCACAACTTGTTCCTGACTGGTACAAGAAAATCCCCCTTGTTTTCAAAAGCGTCGACGGTGGTGAAATGCCTTCGGTCAAACACTGCCTACCCTTTATTGAGGCACTTACTATCGGGTATTTGCTTCTCACCCCTGAGGAATACATAGTCACCAAAGAAAACGGAGTGTTGCGGATGAGTTCCGCCTCTGAGGTAATGGGTGAGCGTCAAGCCAACGACGTAGGAATGATGCCAGCCCCCCACGGTTACAGCCCCGTATCGTTCTCTTGGGATAACAGGCTTTCGCTGGAAATCCCCGAAGGCTACAGTTGCTTGTTCACACAGCCCCTCAACAGGTTTGACGTGCCGTTTATCACCCTGTCTGCCGTAATGGACGGGTACTACAAAATGCCAACGGGCAAGATTGCGTTTTACTTGCGCAATGACTTTGAGGGCGTTATTCCTGCTGGAACACCATTCGTACAAATAATCCCGTTCAAGCGAGAGGATTACTCCCTTGAGTATCGCCCCGGTCTTTTGCTGGCTACTCGTGAGGGGTATAGTGAAATGAACTCCAACGCTCAAGGATACGACGAAGAGTGGCGAAACCAAAAGAACACTTACCGCAAAAACAGTTATTCAAAAAAGTTTTACCGCCTAGTAAGGGGAAATAAATGATTTCTGTCAACCCAAACTTCATTAGCGAGGACGAGGTGAAAATCCTTCTCGACCACGCTAAGAGCGAGTACTCTCACGACCAGTGGGATTGGTCTTCACCAGACCAGCCTTTTTGGAACGGCAGGGCGATGTTCGCCAACACGATTGGTCGTTTTGGTGAAATAAAAAATGACCAACGTTCAATAAAGGTCTACGAAACCCTTGTTGACATTCACAAACGAATCCGTGACCACATTACGGTAACACGGCAACTCACACTACCCTTGTACACCGACACCTTTCAACTGGTTCGTTGGCCCGAAGGTACGGAACAGCCACCCCACGCTGACGCAGAGGAACCTGACGGTTCACCAAACCCCTACCCTTGGCGCAGGTACGCCTCAATCATTTATTTGAACGACGATTACGAGGGTGGTGGAACTTACTTCCCCAATCAAGATATGGAAGTCATTGGCGAGCCGGGAATGATGGTGAGTTTCCCCGGCACAACCGAGTGGTTGCACGGGGTTCGTCAGGTGAAAAACGCCACTCGCTATACCTGCGCTGGTTTCTGGTGCTTTGACCCAACAATGGCGGATTCCCTTTCCAAATGAGCCAGCCCATTATCAACTCAGAGGGCAAAGAGATTCCCGAAAATACTTTGTTGCTTATTCCCTACTTGACGGGCGAAGAGGAGAAGCAACGTTGTTTGGAACTTCTACAGCCTTTGGTTGGTGAAAAGAAACGTGATTGGATGTCAGGCTCTATGTTTCGTTGCCTTCCAATGCTTATTGGCAACCAATACGGCTTTGTCATAAGGGCGGAAAACGACTTCTCCGTACTATGGAATGGTGGAAACACGCCAGACGACGTAGAGGTGTTACATGACCAACAGTGGAATGACGTACAAGAATACAAATCACATTTTGGCTGGGCTACAGTAACTATCGAGCATCGCTGGTTGCTACGGACACCACTCGGCGTGAACCTTATGACCGTACAGCCACCCAACTGGTTCAAGCGTGGCGTTCACCACATGACTGGGGTAATAGAGACGGACAATCTGCGTCGGAACTTCATTTTTAATCTAAAAATCACCGAGCCAGATTTGCTTATTCACTTCAAAAAGGGTGAGCCGATAGCCTCGTTCATACTGATTCCTAGGTACTTTGTAGATAGTTTCTCGCTACACTTTGCGGACGAGTTTTACACGCCTGATGAAATCGCCACCGAGTTGTCATCGGGAGACGAACACGACAGACTGCGCTCTATCCCCGGTAGTCCTGAAAACCATTACCGACGTGGGGTTGACGCATTTGAAAACCCTTTTAGCGACCACCAAGTATTCATAAGAAAGCCCAAAAAATGAACGAGACTGCCATCAACGAGTCTGGTGCTGAAATCCCAGAGAAAACAATGGTCGTCTTGCCCGAATACGGCAAGAGCAAAGAACGCATCAGCAAGTTGTTAGAGCCGTTGGCTGGTCAGCGTCGTCGTGATTGGTTTAACTCGCACTTCTATTACTGCCTACCGCTAGCCATTGGCAACCAGTACGGGTTTGTCGTCCGTGCTGAAACTGACTTGACTGTTCGTTGGAACGGGGGCGACGCAAATACGGACGTAACCGTTGACTGGCAAAAGGTGGAAAACCCCATTCAGAACTACGAGGGACACTTTGGTTCTGGCATTTTTACGGTACAAAACAACTGGCACATTCGCACCCCCATTGGCGTGAACATTATGACTATCAACCCACCCAACTTCTTTAAGCGTGGCATTACCCATATGACGGGGGTGGTGGAAACTGACAACCTAAGGCGAGACTTCACGTTCAACCTCAAAATCACGGAGCCGAACCTTGACATCCACTTCCGCAAAGGTGAGCCAATCGGTGCTTTTGTAATGGTTCCACGTCACTTCGCTGACGAGTTCTCAATGGTCTATGCCGACGAAATGTTTAGCGAGGAACAAATCACCGCCGAGGCGGCTACGGTTCGTGAGTTCTCACGGCTTCGTGGCAACGAAGACAAAACAAAACCCCACGAAGCAGGTCGCCTTTATTTCCGTGGTTTGGACGCTTGGGGAAACCCGTTTCCTGAACATCAAATAGCCGTTGGCAGGAACAAACCAGAGGATGTAGAGGCATAATCTCACAACGGCGTAAAAGCAAACCTGTTCTAAACTGGTGGTGAAATCCCCACTAGAAGGAACGGTGCTACATGGCTTCAAACTACGCAATCACCCGACCCTTCGGTGGCGTGGATACCTTCTATTTTGACGGTTTTGCCTACCGTTACACATTGCAAATCAGCGACTCGTTCCTTAACGGTTCCGCTTTGGGCTACGGGCGTACCTACCACACCTACTTCGCTGGCTCATCGTCACACCAGAAGCAGGACATTTCTACTTCACGCCGTCTGTCCTACTTGCGTCGTACTGAAAACGCCCAGCGAGAGAGCGTTCAAACCGCCAAGAAAGCCGTGTTCGTAGCCGGTTCGGAACTTAGGGGAAAACTAGCGTCAGAATCAGTGCGCAAAGTTGCCCTCAAGGAGTTCAGCGAGGCGAAAGCCAAACTGGTCACCGCCGTCACCAAGCGAGCAAACCTACTTGCCTTCGAGGTTGTCACCGAGAAACTCAGCAACCAGAGCGAATACCGACTTACCAACATTGTTCGTGGTGAAATGGTCGGCACGGCGGTAGAGACTCAATACGCCCAAGATGAAAAGCAAGTCAACTACCTGCGTAGTTCCGACATTGCTGAAATAATGTTGTTGCCGACGCTCAATGACTACGAGCAGTTGAGCGAGGCGCTAACTATCAGCGGTGAGGATAGTATTACAGCCTCATTCAATGACGACGAAACTTCTTACCCAGAAGACCTGCCTAACAAGGGTTCAATCGCATACTTTGAGACAGGAAAGACTCAAGAAGGTTACTAATGACAATCCACTACCCCACCAACGCCGCCAGCCTCCCAGCCGCCCAGTTCCATTGGGTTGATACAAACGGCAACACCATTGACCTCAGCCAAGGCTGGACGTTCAAGATGACCGTGGGGCAACCGCCTTCTCTTGCCAAAATAACCAAGACAACTGGATTCGTTGGACTCTCGACCAACCCCAACTTGTTTGTCGAATGGGCACCCAACGAACTTGCCGTACTCACACCCGGTATGTGGTACATCCAACTAACAGCAACGAACAACACGGGGCACTCACGCATTATGACCGGCACAATGCGCATAGATGCCTCAGTATTGGAGTAGTGAAATGTCTTGGACTTACTCAGAAGACCCAACCAACTCGCCTAAGGACGCTGTTCGCTTTCTGATTGGCGATACAAACGCTGGCGAGCAGTTGCTTCAGGACGAGGAAATCGCTTGGTGCTTGGCTGAGGTGAATAACGAGCCGTATCGAGCCGCCGCCAACGCCTGCTCCAACATCGCCGCTACCTTTGTAGGTCTTGCCCAGAGTGAGAGCAAGACGGTTGGTGGTCTTGACCTGAGCAAGTCCTATGGTGACCGTGCTTCTCGCTACAAGGCGCTCAGCATGGAACTGCTACAACGCTCACGCCGTGTCAATACGCCAATGCCCAACGCCAATCCTAGCGCTCTTGGTGCTGAACTGGTTGTTGGTGGTCTTGACCCTTACTGGCTCATGCCGAACTCATGGCCCAGCGACTCGGCTTTGGGTGTATCAACGACGTATGGCACTGGTTCCAACCCCGAATACGAGGGTGAAGGAATCGGTATGACTATAGATAGCGACCTGTAATGATTGACCAAGACCTTCTCGCCATGATGACCCAAGAGATTATGGTGGAAATCATCGTGGCGACCCCTAACGCAACGGGTCAAAGTGCCCCTGCGGTTCTTGACGGGTATGGTCGTCACTACATCGAATCTGACGGGACTAGCGACTCTTTGGTGGAATACGGCTCAAGTCACATTATTAAGTGCCGCCTTGAGTACGAAATCAAGGTTCTTGCCACGGTGGACGGACGTGACCGTGTAAGTAGCGGACGTGCGTATCTTGACGGGTTTTATCCGCAAATCACCACTGAAGCACGAGTAACGGTTCCCAGCCAAACACAGCCAGCCCTACGAAACCCAATCCTTATGTACGTCGAGAACAACTACGACGAAACAGGCTTGATGGGATACAACACAGTCCTCCACTTCGAGTAGGTGGTGGAAAGTGGCTAAGGACATAAGCATCAAACTGGACGACAAAAGCGTTCAGGCGCTCAAGTACAACAAAAATAACCTTCACAAAGAGGCACTCTCGGCGTTCAGGCAGGGTTCTATGAAGGTAATGACAAAGATTTTTGAGGAAAGCCAAGAGTTAGTTCCAGTGAAAACTGGTGCTTTGCGTGATTCTGGTCAGTTGATTACTAACGAAGTTGCTGGGCAAAACAAAGAACAAGTTTCTATACAGTACGGCAATGACATTGTTGATTATGCCGTTTATGTCCACGAGGAACTACAGAACGCTCACGCCGCTCCAACTCAGGCAAAATACCTAGAAACGCCAATGGCGCAAAATGAAAACAACCTCTTTGCTGAAATAAAATCCCGTATTGCCCAAGTACTGAGTTCTCACGGATTTGGCACCAAAGGTGGCTCAGGTAGCATTAGTAACGACCTGACGGAACCCAATGACGACTTTATGGATACAACTTCTAGTGAAATGACGGGCGAATAATGACAACACTTCTTGACGCAATCGGACAATACCTGCCAGCCCAAACCGCTTCATTGCCGTCCAATCAACAACTCACCCTTGGCGTTAACTTGTTTCTTGGTCGCCTTCCTGCCGAGGCACCAAATCAAGTTGTCCTTGTTCAGCAGTACTTGGGAACACCGCCTTCTTTCACAATGGGTACCGCTGTCAGTGCGATTGAGCACCCTCGTGTCCAAATCCTTGTTCGTGGCAACCCTGAGGACTACCCCGGCGCTTACGACCTAGCCGAGCAGATTCGCCAGATACTTGGTGGAATCACTCAGGAAACCGTGATTGACGGTATTGACATCCTGCGCTTCGAGCCGACGGGAACACCAAACCTCTTGGCGTATGACGAAGTAAACCGTCCTCGCTTTGTAACAAACTTTCGAGTTATGGTTCAGCAGTGAGCGAACTAGAACTTGTCTTAGAGTGCATACGAGCAGCCAAGCGCAGTAACGAGGCTTCTCTTGAGGCGCTGAACGCAGTAGAGAAACTACTGTCGCCACCAGATGCTTGTAAGCACGAAAACACCGTCGAAGTAACGACAATGACTGGCACTTCGCTTGTCTGTGACTGCGGAGTTGTAATAACGAAGTAATGTATCCCTGTTTGCGCTACTGGCTTATGCTAAACTGCCATTTAGCGCCAACTGACTAGGAGATACAACATGGCAAGACGCAATGTGTCGTCGGTTATTGAACCCAACTACACACCTTCTTGGCACAAAGAGGAAGTTTGGGGCGAAATCAACCCTGACGACCCAGTAAAGGTCAAGGGGCAACTTGGCGCTTTCGTGTTTAAGCACACTCACGTCAAGGACGAAGAGGTAATCGCTGTCATTGTCTATGGCGGAACCAACGGAAACACCACATTTAGGGCGTTTTACCCTGACCGTGTGACCAAGATTGTTCCCAAGACCAAGCGCAAGCGTCGCACCAAGGACGAGGACGAGGACTAGACCCCCACCAAGGGAGATTTTGATTTTCGGTGGTAGCATTTTGCGGTAAGGCGACTCCCGAAAGGCAGACAATGGCGAAGTCCAAAGTGGCGTACATCATCACGAAAAAGTCAGATTTGCACTACAACGGGAAAACCGCTGCTCGTGGTGAAACTGTTACGGACTTGCCCGGTGAGTCAATCACTTGGTTGCTTGCTGACGGCTTTATCGCTCCAGCGCCTAACACGCCTACTGAAAACGCCCCAGAAGCCTCAGAAACGCCTTCTGAGCCTGTCTCTGACGAAACTAACGGGGGTAACTAATGGTTAGTTTTGTACATGGTAAGAATACTAAAGTCCTCTTTACTAACCCCACGGCAAATGCCTGCTACGACCTCTCACCTTTCTTTAACGACGTGTCAATCACCAACGACGTTGAGGCGACGGAAGTAACAACCTTCAATCAGGCTGGCGTTAAGTCCTACATCCCCGGCTTGCGTGACGGCAACTTCACCTTGTCTGGCTTCTACGACGGCACCTCAAGCGGTGTTGACGCAATCTTGACCACTGCCATTGGCAACACTGCTGACGAGGCAATCCTTGTATTCCCCCAAGGTGGCAACACCCAGAACGAACGTTGCTACGTCGCTCAGGGAATCCAAACCAAGTACGACTTGAAATCACCTGTGTCTGGCGTAGTCGCCGTAGACGCAGAAGTTCAGGCAGACCATGGCGTTTGGAGTGCTCGTGGTCAGGTAATCACCACTTCTGGCAACGGAAGTACGACTTCGCTTGACGGCTTTGGCTCAACCACTCGTGGTGGGTTGGTCGTCATCGGCGTTCTCTCTTTGACGGGAACGTTTAGTGTCACATTGCAACACTCACAGGACGGCTCGACTTGGGTAAATGCCACGTCTGCCCTGACCACAGTGGGTACTGAAATCGTGAACACGGCATCACTGCCAACCACCTTGTACCGCTACACACGTCTTAACTGGACTTTGAGCGGTTCAGGAGCCTCAGCCAACATTTATTACGGGTTCGCCCGTTTTTAGAAAGGAACAACCATGCCTACTTTTCAGCACGGTAAGAACGCATTTCTCGCCCTTGGGTACGACATTGGAACGACTGCTTCGACGCTCTCGTCTACTTTGTCGGGCACTTCGGCTTCTATCACTCTGGGTTCAGGCACAATCCTGAACACTGAAGAGCCAATCGTTGCTGGTGGCTCGGTCTACGGTCTGTTTATCAACGGCGTACCGAACTACTCGGCTTCTGCGCCAAGCACGACGACCACTCTGGGCGTTTCAGCATCGGCACCTAGCGGTTCGGTTGTTCTGCCAATGATTAACATTTCGCCCTACATCAATGACATTGGCTTTCCACAGGACGTTGAGCCTCAGGAAACCACGACGTTTAACGCCGCTGGTGTTAAGTCCTACATCGTTGGTCTGAAGGGCTACAGCCTAACGTTCTCAGGTATGTACGACCCAAGCGCTTACGGCGGTTCGGACGGCGCTTCTGGTGGTATTGACCAGATTATGAACGACCTGTACGCCTTCCAAAACACTGGTGCGTTCATTCAGTTCTGCTACGGACCTGCCACCCCCGGCGCTTTTGCTGGTGTCACCCCGTCAATCAAGTACTTAGGTCAGGGTATCTCGACCAAGTATGACCTCAAGAGCAGTGTCAATGGCGTTATCACGTTCGATGGTGAAATCCAAGTCACTGGCATCGTCACTCGTACTACACTCTAGGAAATAACCAACTAAGGAGAACCGACACCTAATGTCAAACCTGTCACAGCAGATTTTTGCTACCGACGACATCGCTACTCGCACTATTACCGTAGATGCGTGGGGCGTTGAAGTCCTAGTGAAAGCACTCACCGCCAAGGCTCGCTCACAGATGCTTGCTGACGCAATCGAAAACGACGGCAAGTTAAACCTAAGCCAAGCGTTGCCCGATTTGGTGATTCAATGCACCTACGACCCTGAGACAGGCGAGCGTGTTTTCCTTGAGAGTGACCGTGAGGCACTTATGGCAAAGTCGGCGGCTCCTATTGAGCAAATCGCCAACGTTGCTATGGACCTGTCGGGTATGAGCGAGGGGGCTGTTGACGCAGCGGGAAAAGACTCATCGCCAACCCAGACAGACGATTCATCTACGAACTAGCGGAGAAGTTGGGGCGCACGGTTGGCGAGTTATTAGAAGGCTCCCCAGCACACCGACCTCTCTCGTCTAGCGAGTATGTCGAGTGGCAAGCGGTTTGGAAGTTACGGGCATACGAGCAAGAACAAGCGATGAAGGGAAGCAACTAGCAACACAGAGAGAGGCGGTGAAAAATGGCAGAAGAAACTAACAGAATCAGTTATATCGTCGGTGCTGACGTTACTAACTTCAAAGGTGCCATGTCGCAGGTTGAGCAAATCGCCAACGACTCCGCCGATAGAGTTCTTGGTGCCTTCAAAAACGTAGGTTCGTTTCTTACCAAAACCATTGGTTTTATTGGTTTTGTAGGCGCTATCGAAGGCGCTGTTGATTCCGCCTCCAAACTTGCTTCAGCGCAAAACGTTCAAGCGACAATCCTTAGCGACCAAGTAAAAAACGCCAAGGTACTGCAATCTCTTGACATCCAGCGTGACGCAATCACGCACGAAAACTATTCAGCAACCTTAGCGAGTATGGCAACGATGTACTCGTTGCAGACTGGTATTAACCGCCAGCAAATCACCTCGGCACAAACCCTGCTCCTGACCAATCAGGACATGGCAAAGATGTTCACCACTGGTGCGAAAGTACAAAGTGGTGCATTTAAGGGTATGAACGCCAACCTTTTATTGGCAACGCAAACTGCTGGTGACTTATCAGCCGTTATGAGCCAAGGCGGTGGCGGTGGTTCGGGAAGTATGGCTGGTGCGGCCAAAGCACTCAACCGATTGCTTACCGACCCTGCCAAGCACTTGAGCGCCATGACACGCTTTGGTGTAACCCTTTCTGACGCTGAGCAAAACCAGATTAAGTCAGTGGAAAAGACGAACGGTTTGTACGCCGCTCGTGAACTGACTATGAAGGACATCGAGAAGCACATTGGTGGAGCAGCCCAAGCCGCTATGTCGCCAGTTGAGCGCCTACAAAACGACTTCCAAATCTTGTACCAAGACTTCGGTAAGTTGTTCCTGCCTATTCTTGACACGTTGGCAACAACTCTTGGAACACTGGTTCAGGCTCTTGAGCCAGTCTTGGAACAACTAAGCATCAGTATGCAAAGTATGGGTTCGTCAATCGGACAGACATTAGGTGAAATCTTTACCATGTTTAAGCCATTCTTTACACTCCTGACCCAAGACCTTCTCCCTGCTTTGCAACTGGTCATTGAGCCATTAACAAAAATGGTTTCCAGTGTTCTTACACCGTTGAGCGAACTGTTCGGAAAGTTTGTTGATACAACTGGTCCGTTGGGTAAGTTGTTTACGACACTGGGTAACGTCCTCAACGCTTCGCTGACCAAGGCGGCTACAGAACTGGCGGAATCATTTAGCCAAATGGTTCAAAACGGTTCTATACAAAACATTTTTGACTCTCTTTCTCAGAGCCTGACCATCCTTGCTCCCGTACTTCCTGAACTCGTTACGGCGTTTGCCCAACTTGTTGTGGCACTTACTCCCCTTGCTGTTCAGGTGCTTCAGGGTATGGCAAGTGCCTTCGTAGTCTTTGCCACGGGCTTGCGCCTAGTTGCTGGCATTGTTGCCCCCGTTGTTAAAGGTTTAGCGGACGTGGTGAAAAACAGTGGAGAACTTGGAAAGGTTCTCGCTATTGTCGCTGGTGTTTGGTTTACACGCAACTTATTCCTAACGCCGATTATGGCGGCTGGCGGTGCTATTGGTGGGCTAATCACCAAGATGGGCGAACTCTCTCGTGTCGCCTCGTCAACTGGTGGTGTCGTCAAGGACGCATTTAATCACCGTGGCATTGGCGAGAGCATTATGGGTCGTTCAAAGGGCTACGCAAGTGCTCGCACCCTTGAGGAAGAGCGTGAACTAGAACGCCTTAGGAATAAGAACAACCCTAAGGACGAAGCACGAATCAAGGAACTTGAGTCAAAGATTGAAAACCCCAAGTCGCTGTACCAAGGTCTTGAGTCTTTCCGCAAGTCGTACAAGGAAGAAGGCGGTGGGCTTAAGGGTCTTATTGCTGGGCTTAAGAACTTCAGCAAGACGGCAAACCTCGGTCAAGTGAGTGACCACGCCACCGACCAACTCTCGGCTACCAACAACCTTGTCGAAGCCCTAAACAACTTGACCGCCAAGATTAGTGGAATGAGTACTGGTGGGAATGGAAACCCACTTACTGACGCAAAGAACGATTTTAACAAAGCCAAGGGTCTTTACCAAGACGCAAAGCAACTGAGCAAACTCGGAAAACTGGCTGGCGAAGGAGAAGAAGTCGCTGGTGTAGCCGCTGAGGGTGGTGAAATCGCCGCTGGCGCAGGAGAAACTGCTGGCGTACTAAGCGGTGGTCTTGCCCTCGGACCAGAGACGCTGGGCGTTTCAGTAGCCGTAGCGGCCGCAGCGGCGGCTTACATCAAGTGGCACAAAACCATTAACCACGCAATCGGTGTAGCAGCGCATCACCTCGAAAACGGTGCCAAAGACGCACTCAAGTTTGGCGACAAGTTGGCTCACGGAGCCGCTCACGCAGTTAGTGATGTAGCCAAGGGCGCAGAACACTTGGCTGGTGGAATCCTTCACGGCATTGGTGGCTTCTTTGGCGGTCTATTTGGCGGTCACAGCGGTGGCGGTTCCAAGGGAACTGAAGGAATGAACGGCAAGTTCACCTACACCGACGGCGCACTAAACGTCAATATCGCTGGACACACCCTAAGTACGCAAAAGGCACAAAACCTTATTGCTGGCATTAGCGCCCCCCGTGCTGGTATCAGCAGTTGGACGGCTCTCAACGCCCAAGCGGCACTGCGCAACGGAACTCGTAGCGTTACCCCTGAAAATGAGGGTGCTGGAAACGTAAATGTGACGGTTGCGCCGGGCGCTTTTGTACTAAATGTTCAAGGAAATATTGACTCGGCAAGTATGGCTGACGTAAAGAACCACGTCGCTGAGCAGTTTAACAACCTTCAGTACCAGTTGAAGGTTATCGGACGATAAATACTGAAAAGTAGGGGTAAAGTAGTGGTGCGCCCATGAAACTCTTGACCGCTACCGCCAACACAGCCAACATCACCACGGACTATTGGCAGGTAGTCGGTTCGAGTGACGCTTCTACAGCGTTAAGCGACCTCACTAAGTTCGCCGTTGGAACAATCAACGACAATACGGGGCAAATCCACTTCGCCCAAGCCGAGGACATTACCCGTTTCTTGACGGGTCAGACCTACGCTACGTTCCCCACTAATGGTGGAACCGTCCTGTCCTCTGCTGACGGATTCCCCACCACCGCTGGTCAGGTCTATGGCGACAACTTCGTCTACGTCAATGACGTGTCTAACTTCACCTCTGGCGACTCTCTCGCTGTCCTAGAAGGAATCAAGAGCGGTCTAGTTCCCTATTCTGCGGACGCTACCTCAACCGACGGGTTCGTCAGCGAGTTTGACACTGTAGGCGCTATTGGGCTAATCCCAACGGCTTCTGTAGACCTGCACACCGCCTTGTTCGAGAGTGCGGTTATGGTGCCGACAAATAACGCTTCTGCTGGAATCCCAGCGGTTATTTTGCAACCAAACGCCGATTTCAATGGCACGAACAGTTCTGACTTTTTCCAGAACATTGCCAATCCGCCCACTCCTACCAACCTGAGTGCTGGCAACGCTACCAATGCTTACTTCATTGCCTGTTCTGGCGATGCGCAGTCACTCTCGAACGCTACTGAAATCTTTACTGACCTTGCCACCGTTACCGTGACTGGTTTGGTTGGTCTAACCCCTAGCAAAACCATTACTGCGGTTTCTGACGTTTCCAAGTTAACGGTGGGTCAGGTTATTACGGGTGCTGGAATCCCACTGGGAACGCACATTGCCAGCATTAACTCGTCGGGTTCCTCAATCACACTAAGTCAGCAGACGATTCCTTCGTCACTGAACGGCTCGGCAACGTCAATGACTATTGCTGGTGCTGAAATCGCTAGTATCTCGGTGGGCGCAAACGCAACCGTCATCACGCTGAGTTCAGGGGCACCCGGCGGTCAGTTCAACGTCGGACAGACCGTATCAACGGTTTTTTACATTTCTACGCCAAATGGCTATCAACCTATGGCTTGGTATGGTGGAAACATCATCTCTTCCGCAGTTATTGGCGGAACCACCTACACCACCAGCGGTAACACTGTTGTTACCGACCTAAAGACAACCAGCGCACAAAACTACAAAATCCCCGTTACGTCAATGACGTTCCCTTACACGGGTACATTCACGGTTGCTGGAAAAACAGGAACAAACTCGGCTGGCACATTTACTATCGGTGCTGGTAGCGAGTTCAAGCCGACTGCCTACGCACCCGGTTTCCCTCTGGGCGGTATGAAGTTCACTAGCCCGACGGGTAAGGCTTCGTCGTTCTCATTTGTTGGTACAGCCACGTCAGGAAGCACGACCATTACGGTCAACTCTGGCGGTACTGGCGTTACAAAGAACCAACTTGTAAACGGTGGTGGAATCCCAGCAGGAACGTACATTACGTCTGTATCGGGTACGACAATCACCATTAGCCAACCAACTACTTCGGCGTTGACTTCGGAGTCAGTAACCACCTACACCAGTGTTTTTTCTAACGACGGCTCAATCGTCTACCTCACTAACCCTGTTACGAGTGGTGAAACTGGCACATTCACATTCGGCTACACGATTCTTAGCGCAACGGCTTTTGCTACAACGGTGGCAGGCAAGACGGCAAAAATCAACACAGCGGCTGGCGCTTCGTTTGACATAACCACGCCCCTTTCACCATACATTTACTCCGACGGCATCAACAATCCCGTCAATGGAACGTTCCTTGTAATCCCCTCAGTGATTACTGGATTTGGGGCTGGACTTGTTGGCACCGTCACCAGCATTAGCGCCAACACCTTCTTTGGTAACTACGTTACTGACGGGTATGTTGCCTCAGGCTCGTCTGCTAGTGCTGGAAGCAACCCTCGCATTATCAACGCTTCGCAATACTCGTCTATCGCTGGACTAACCAATCCGCCTGTTGTTGACGCTAACGACCCCACCTTGTTCGGTCCGGTTTCTAACGTCAGCGTTCAGGCACAAGTAGCCAACCCAGCCTCGTCGCCTGCTATCACTGGTGAAATCCTGCTTCCTTCGGTTACGGGTGGCGCAGGTTCTTTGCCGTCAAACATTGTCCCCGGCATGGCGGTTACTGGAAACTACGTTCCGTCAGGTACGTTGGTCGGCAATCCTGCTTTTGTTAATCCGCCCTACGAGTTCACTGGCGTGTATTCAGCAACGACAGGCTCGCAGACAATCGAAACCATTACTGCCCCTTGGTTCCAAAACACAGACGGCAGTTACGCCACAGTTCTGGCAACAGGAAGTTTCTCCAACTCTGGTCAAGCCAACACGGTAAGCGAGTTCTCTGGATACCTAACGAGTGGCTCGGCAGTCATTACCGTTACTTCGTCCATTACTGCGTTTTCACCAACTCCCACAAGCAACGGATACATTGGCTACGCCCTTCAGGGAACCAACATTCCTACGGGCGCACTCATTGGCTCGGTTACCCTTTCGGGTTCGGGTGTTGGTGGGACTATCTCGATGGTGGACGCTTCAGGCAACCCGATTCTGTCAACCACCAACTACACAGGTCAGTTTGGTGCTTCGTCGCCAGTAACGCTTCTCGGCGCTGAGCCTGACGTAATCAGCAGTGGCTCTAGTTACGGATACGTCCGTGCAACTTACAATCAAGAGCCATTCCTGCACGGAAGCGTTTTCAACTCAATCAACCCTGCGCCTTCGGGAACGTGGCAAATCACCACTACCGCTACGGGAACAAACGGCTCAAAGACGATGACCGTAGCCAGTGCTACTGGAATCCAAGTGGGTATGTTTGTACAGGGAACAAGCAACGAGTCGGCTTTTGGTGCCTCTAACTACTACTACGTCACCAACGTAAGCGGAACAACGATTACCCTCAACCAGCCTTTGACGGCGGCACTGTCAAGCACGAGTGTTCAGTTCACTGACACTGGCTACTGGGGGACGCAGACTGGTGTGGGCAACTCGCCAGCAATCTCGACCACTAGTGAAATCATACCCTCGGTCATTTCTCTTACCGTTGCCCCTGACGGCGTTTCCTCAACTGCACCTGCACTCGTTGTAACGCTTACACCCGGTAGCCCACTTCTTACTATTATCAGCGGTTCGATTACAACGAGCCAATCGTTTAGTGACCCAACGGGAACATACTGGCCCGCCAACGTTCCTCAAGCGGTTCTTTTTGTTAGTGGCTCGACGCTTATTGCTAACACTGCCCCTATGTTGCCAAATACAGCCGCACATTCTTGGTTCGCCGCAATCACCAACACCAACTTAGACATAACTGGTACCAGCGTTGTGAATATGGGACTCGGTAGCAGTTCAGGTATTGTTCCTTCTGTCGGTGACATTGTTAGCGACTACATCTCTGGTGTCACAAGTCGCAGTGGTTTACAAGCCACTTATAGCGGTGAGATTTTGCCCGGCGGAACAGCAATCGTCACGGCGGTTACGCCGACATACGCACCGGGTCAAACTACAACTTCAACCTTCACTGCCAACGTCTACTCGACATCCAATGGCGCAACGAGCGACAACTACACACTTTTGACCTCAACGGCGCTAAGTCAGTCATACGTTGGTGCGTCTCTTTCTGGTAACGGCATTGGCTCTGGTGCAAAGATTCTCAGCATTACTGGTCCTACCAATGGTGTTTACAACATCCAAATGGACACGGCATCAACCGTTCCCGACACTCAAAACGTTGTAGTAAACCTCACCAAGGGTAGCAAGGTTGCCAACATCGTTTCGGGAAGCGTTAGTGAGGTAGTACCTCAAAGTAGCGCAAATGGTTTATCAGCAGTTACCAACTCAACTGGTGGTGGCGGACTAGTAAGTGCTGGCGCTTATGTCACGGCTAAGAGCGGTAACGGCGCTGGTGCGACTATTACCTTAAGCCAAGCGGCGACAGGTACTGTTGCCAACACCACACTTACTATCGTTACTCGCTACATTGCCGAAAGCATTACTGCGTCCTACTCAACTGGTCAAGGTGCTCAAAACGGTTATGCCGTTACGTTGTACAACCCTCAGTGGGACGCTGTTAACTACCCAATCGACGGCGGTATTAACGGCTCTGCGCTGATTACCAGTTCGTACATTGGCTCAACCTCCATTGTTGGTGCGCCCGTTATTTTCTGGGACTACAAACTCTCGCCTGTTAGCAACGTAAGCCTTACTCCTAGTGGTGAAATCGGTGTTACGCAGTTAGCGTCAAGTCCATTCGCCTCTCAAGGCGCTATTGCCGTTGGCGATGCTGGCATTGGTGTCACCATTGGTGGCGGATACACAGGAACTCAGATAGATACTTACGGCAACCTTGCTATCGAGTATTCAAATCAGACGTACCTAGCGCCGACCTACTCTGTTTCCGCATCCCTAACTTCATCAGCAGGCTATTTCTCGAATAAGCCGTGGGTTTTCAACTCTGGCGTAACGGCGAGTGGTTCAACGGCGACGTTCTCACTACCTAATGGCTACGGTCCTGACGGTCAAAGCCTCTACGACATTGTTGGCACAGGAACACCATTCGCCCTTCCAAACGTTTTCCAAATCACGGCAGGAACTGGCGGTTACTACTCAGTAGGTCAGCACATCACTGTCGGTTCTGGTTCTTCTGCCGAAACCTTTGTTGTTGGTGAAATCTTCTCTGGCGCTTCTGGTGGCGACGTTATTGTCTGCGAAAGCAACGTCACGACAATGCAACCATCTACTGCTGGTCAGACAACGTGGAACTCTGGCACGACAACGTTTAACGTCGGTTCAAGCACTTCCTTCTTTAGCCCAGCATCGGGCGAGGACTTGTATGTGGTGATTGTTGACTACAACCCCACGACGCTCGCACCTAACACGCCTGAAGTTTACAAGGTTTCCTCGTTTAGCGCCTCTGGCTCAACCTTCAGCGTGACTTTGGCTACAGGCTTGTCCACCAGCAAGTCGGTAGCGTCCTTCTCGTTCAGCGGTTCCTCCTACACAATCAACCCAACCGTGTATGTTGGCTACCCCGTTTTTCACCACGCTTCGGGCTTTCAGATTAGTGCTGGCGGTACAAACGGCATTACTCGCCCCGGCGACCAAAGCATCTGGCTAAACACCAACGTCATTAACGGACGACCCCTTATCCAGCCCGGCGACGTTCTGACCATTCAGGGAAGCAGTACAACGCCACCGACGTGGATTGACAGTACTGAAAACCCTTCAGTGACGCTGACTCAGAATAACGGTGTCGAATCAGTTACGGTACAAAGCGTTGTCAGTGACTTCCACCCCAACGAGGTTACCGTTCACGGTAACGTCAGCGGTAAGACCATTACCCTCACCACACCTCCGACTGGAAGTTCGGGCTACCTGCCTGTTGCTTCAGTCACCAAGGTGTATGTGGGCTACACGGTTACTGGCACCAACATTCCTTCTGGTACGACTATCACCAGCATTTCGGGAACGACGGTTACTCTTTCGCAGTTGGCAACGGCAAGTTCGACAGGCGTGGACTTTACTTTTATCCAGCCTTCGCCAGCGATTCAGTTGTGTTATGTGACTTTCACCACGCCGTTGCTCAACTACCACGCACCCGGCGCTTCAATCCTTTTGCCACCTCAGGGTTCACAAGAGTGGCAAGGCGTAACGTTCCAAGACGACGGCAACGCCTGGGGGCTGAACGGCTCAAAGGTTGTTGGCGTTCTGGCACCTTATTCAGGATTTGAAATAAACGGCTTGCCTGCTGAAAGTGGTGTGTACTTAAACGCCATCGCCAAGGCAAGCACCACGGAAGTAGATGGCACACGAAGTGCAGGATTTATTACTGGTGATTACGGTACTTGGCTCAAACTAAGTAACGGTCAGTTTGTTCACGGAATGATTTTGTCAGGTTCTACAACAGTCGGTACTAACCCAATCAACGCTAGTGAAAGCATCTTCTTGCCGGGTTTCTTTGACAACCTCGCACAAAACGTAACCCCTGTTGACGCACTTGGTGAAACCGTCAATGGTGGCTACACCTTTGAGCCGTATGTCTACACGGGTTCATACGCAGTAGCAGGTTCAGCGGCGACCCACAACCTAACTAACCTCACTGTTAGCCCAGTAAGTCCGGGCTTCACCATTCCTTCGTCGGGTTGGATTGTCACAGACTCAAGTAGTTACTTGCCTCTATCGCCAGCCGCCGTGGTCGCATCCGTGACTGGTGGAACCAGTGAGTCAACCTACACGTCGGGTGTAGAGCCTTCGCTCATTACCTTGAGCAGTAGCGGTCAGTTGCCAACGCCTCAGTCTTTCACCACGGTTGCCAACCAAACCTCACAAGGCACGTCCATTACCGTCGCTAGCAACCCAGCGGTAGATTCCAACGGCGACCTGTCCATTATTACTGGAATGGCTGTTTCTGGTCTTGGCGTACTTTCGGGCACGTTTGTATCGGCAGTTTCGGGTACAACTATCACCTTGTCGAAATCAACGACACTTCGTTTGCAAAACGACACACTTTCGTTCAATGGTGTTCCGCTGACTATGACGGCAACGTCACAGAACTTCGGTATCAACATTACAAACCCAGTAGTTGTTCCTCAGGGTTCACCCGGCTCATTATGGCCCACCACTGTGACATTCAACACGTTCGCCAGCAACATTGACACCGTAAACAACGTCATTTACTTGTCTAACACTGCTCTTGGTGGTGAAACCCCAATCGGCTCGTTCTCGGCTAGTTACTCCGCAGGTTCAGCAACGATTACCGCTAATAGTTTGCCTTCAGACTCAAGCAGTGCTAGCGGATTTGTAGCGAATAACTCCATTGTCGGACCGGGCATCCCCAACAACACCACCATTGTGGCGGTCAACGGCACGTCGGTTCCAATCACCCTGACCCTTAGTTCGCCCGTTACCCAAACGGTCAGCAACGGTATGTGCGTCACTGGCGGAAGTTCGGCAATCCCCGAAACCTTCGCTAGCCAAGTAACACCAGAAATCACAATGGACAGCACCAGCAAAATGGCTCTTTTGGTGGACAAGGGAATCAACCAGTTTGTTTATCAGAACACCATTTTTATGGTTTCTCCTTCGGACATTGACGGCGAAACCGTTGTTATCAACACTGCGACCAATACCCTACAGAAGCCCGTCGGTGGCTACGTTGGTGGAAACAGCAACTTCCCATTGTCAGGCGTGTATGTCTGGGAAGGTTCGATTGGCACCGAGTCGGCGGTTGATGTTACTGCTGGCACTACTTCGGGCAGTGGTGTAATCACACGCTCAAACCCGTTCTTGTACAACCACTCCGCCAACACAGTCGTAGCGAGTTACCAGTCTGGTGACCGCTACTTCGGCTCGACCAACGTAGGCGACCTTGAATCAGTTACGCCCACCGTTGTCGGCTCTTTGTACGGCACAACCCTCAACACGCCAGTTATTGCTGGTACGTCTGACTCCATTGTGGTGAATCCGCCTCCAACAAGTTCGACGGTTACCGACAGTAGCGGAAACATTTGGCAGACCGTAGCAAACCTCGATTTGTCAGTCAGTGGTGGAATCGTCATTATTGGTAGTGGCGACACACAAGAAGCCGTACTTCTCTCTGGCGTTTCTCAGCGTGTGGACGGCGCAACCAGTATTAAGCCCAACTATTACCCAGCCGTTCCCGTGAAGTGGACTCTTGCTCCTAACCAGACCTTCACCTACTCCCACAGTGCTGGCGAACCCGTTTGCGTTCCAAACCTCACCGCAGGCATCTTCACAACTTCAGAAGCGTGGGGCGCACTTGGTTCTCTGAGCGTACCGACGGTACTGGCGCAAGTCACTACCGCTGGCGCTACTTCGATTTCTGTCGTTAGCCCTGCTGGAATCTCTATTGGTGACAACCTTTACATCAGCGACGGACTTCTGAGCGAGTACGTTCAGGTCGCACAAAGTTGGAACGGCTCAAGCGTTATCCCACTGACCAGTGGTACTGAAAACGCACACGGTGGACAAAGCAACCCAGCCATTGTCACGCCCGGTGCTCTTGCTATCTCTGCTGGCGAGTTCGCTATGTCTGGCTCGTCAGTCACCAACGGCTCCACAACCGTGACATTGAGCGGTACGGGGTCGAATACCACAGCCAACCTTTCGGTAGGTATGCCCGTCACTAGTTCGGCGCTACTTGGAACAGTTACCGCTACTGGAAACATCAGTACCCACAACGGAACGCCAAACGCCTCTTTGAACACCTTGACAAACATCACGGGCGGTGCGATTGCCATTGGAATGGTGGTCACAGGAACCAATATTCCTGCTGGAACCGTCGTTACAAACGTCTTTAGCCAACAGGGAACACCAACGGTCACGCTGAACCAAATCCCTAGCGGAACTGGAACGGGCATTACTTTCACCTTCACCCCAGCGGCGACAAACAACGTTTTGACAATCGCCTCGATTACTGACTCAACACACTTCACTTTGTCAAGCAACTGGCCCGGTGCAACTTCATCTTCCACCACGCTTTTGATTGGCGACCCAGTTGACTGGTATGTCAACTCTTCACTTAGCGGAACGGGTATGCCTTCTGGTGTCTATATTACGAACATCAACGGTCAAGTTGTAACTCTTAGCAACTTCACCACAAATGTCGGCTTCTCAGGCACTGCCACGGCAAGTTCAACAACGACGCTGACAGATTCCTCGGCTACTTGGACGACAAACCAGTGGGCTGGCTCATTTATTAACGCAGGAAGTAGCACCGCAGTTATCGTCTCGAACACCGCAACTGTCCTGACGGTAGCCTCTTGGACTGGTGGAACGCCAAGTTCTACTGCTTCTTTCTCAATCACAAACGTTGCTACGTCCTTGATTTCCTACCCTGCGGTTGTGCTAAACCACAACGCAGTCAATGTGCCGACCAACATTACGGCTTCAGACGCTTTCCCTGTTGGTGCGACGCTAAGCCCAATAACGGCAAACGGCATTGTTGCAGGTTCAACCATTGAGGCGGTTGCCTTCCAACCCGGCAACGTCATCCTCAACCTCAGCGAACCTTCAGCACTCCAAGTAGTGAAGTTCTCTATCGGCAACGGTTTTGTCAACTCACACGCCAAGGGTGCCCCAATCCTCGGTAGTGCCCACACGGGTATCAACGACCCAGCCATTGTTGCCTCGAACGCCACTGGTGCGGACACCGTAAACGCCAGTGCTGAAGTAGGAATGACTCTGCCTTGGTACGCCCCCGGCTCAGCCGGTTCGCCCACGGTCAATACATCCGTTGCTTCGAGCGTTGAGAGCAACAGTAGTGAAATCGCAGTGGCTAGCCCTGCTGGTTTCCCGACCATGTTCCCAACCATTTACCAGTTCAACTCGATTTTGCCACCTGAACTTGGTCGTGTAATGGGCAACATTTTGTTAGGTACAACCACTATCCCCTACGTCAAGACAGGCATTTTGCCTACGAGCGCACCATTCGCCATCAAACTGTGCGACGACAACGTGATTGTTTCCTCAACCTCGGTTGACTCGTCAGGTAACAACGTGCTGATTCTTGCCAGCCCGACGGACGACACCTACCCAGACATGACGGCAATCCAACTTGCCTCATTTGACACCAACACGTCATACGCCAAGATTGATGTTCCAAACTTCTACCTTGGTGGAATCATTTACAACTGCTCGACCACCGCTGGTAGCAATGTCATCAAGGTACCAAAGACCACGCTTCTCGCTGTCGGTCAAGCAATCTCTGGTTACGCTTTGCCGAGCACCATTGGTGGAAACTTCATTGGAGCGGTTGACGGCATCAACAGTATGGTGACAATCGTTGACAGCACCAATAATCCTGTTTATTCCACGGCTACGACAACCGCCACACCCGTAACGTTCGGCAGTGGCGACATTTTTGCTGGTCAGTACGTCAGCAACCTCTACACAACCCCACTGCCTTCTATTATTCCGTCTGGCTCAATCGTGACGCTTATGTATGGTGGAAACCAGCAGAACTTTGTTGTATCCTCTACGGGCAACCTCAATGCGAGTGACGCTATTTCGGGCAACGGTATCCCACTCGGTACCACGATTGCCTCGGTCAATGCGCTGACGGGTTCGATTGTTATGAGCGCAAGCGCCACTGCTTCGGGGAATCAAACGATTACTGACTTTACGCAGGGCATTTTCTTTCAAGGAAACACCACCAGTGGCTCAACCGTTGTCACTGACGTTGTGACCATTTGTATGCCCGGCGACGTTAATGTTCCTGTTCAACCAACCTCGGCGCACTACAACTTCCCAGCGTCGCAAGGCTCAAACGGCGTATTCACCTCAGTAAACACTGTTTGTGTCGTCGGTCTGAACGAAAACCTTTCGGCTGGCGATGTGATTATGGTTAGTGAAAACGGCGTAAGCCAAGCCCTCACGGTTGCGAACCACACCGACACCCACTCAACCTTTATCCCAGTCAAGCCCTTTACGCCCCTTTACGCCTTTGACGACAATGCAGTATCGGTCACCATTAACGGCAACGTACAAGAAGGAAGCCCTATCGTTTCCTTTGCTTCGTCAGCAGACTGGCTGACGTGGAACAACGCTATGTTGCTGAACATCACCGACGCAACTGGCTACGCAATCAACTGCGGTAACGGCAGTCTTTTCTCTGGCACTCCTATCATTACGGACTTTGTGTGCAACGAACAAGCAACAGTTTCCACCACGGCATCTAGCGCCGCTGGCTCGCAAAGCCTTACGATTGCCACACCACCTGCGACGGCTTGGATTGGTCAGTACATTATCTCGGCAATGCCAACTGTAAGCCTGACCGCATCTTCCTCGACGGTAGTTGTTCCTACGGCGGTAGGTATAACTCAGGGTATGCAAGTTTGGGGTAGCGGAATCATTGCTGGCACAACAGTAGAGAATGTCGTCGGAACAACTTTGACGCTTTCTAAGCAAGCAATATTTTCCACCAGCGGAAGCACACTTTTTATCTCGGCGTTCCCTTACGAGACACAAGTAGTCGACATTAACGGCACCACGCTCCTTGCTAACGCTCCTGCGCTTCTCCCAATCGTTAACGGACAGACATTTATCCTTTACGGTGTTAGTGGACTTGTTCTTTCCTCAAACGCCCTCGACACGACAACAACAGCAACTACGTTTTCCTTAGGTAATGTTTCTTTTGTGAAACCTTACGGACTATCGGTTGGCTCAGGTGCAACCCAAGAAACCATTTACCCCACAACCGCACCAGTACAAAGCGGTAGCAACTGGGTTCTTGGTCTGTTTAGCCCCACAAAGTACGCTCACTCACTTGGTGAAATCGTTTCATACAGCGAAACGCCAAGCAATCCTGCGCCCGGCGACATTGCGTTTAACCCTTCAATCGGCAAGTTCCAAATGTTTGACGGCAACACTTGGCGGACAAGCCGTATCAACAGCGTCCAGCCTCAATACTCCGTAGAGGTCACTTCGTAATGTCCACCAGCAAACTCAGCCTCAGTATCAAGGATTCCACCACGGGCAAGAAAACGCCCCCACAAGAAGTCACGCCGAAGCGCAACGGTGGCAAAACGGTAGTTAAGGGAAGCCAACTCTCCAAAACACCAAACGGCAACGAATGGACAGCCAAAGACCTTAACAACGTCAAGCACGAAGTCACGGGTCAAGTTGCCCAAGGTGAAAACGTCACCGTAAGCACAATGGGTCACAACATTGAGTTTTTATCGTCGCCAATCGCCAAGAACATTAACTTCGCCCCGTCAGACAACATGGTTTTCAGCGCCGACCCTGACATTGTTATTGACAACTACATTTCTTGGGACTTTGACGACTATGACGGCGACCCACAAACGGGCTGGCGCATCCGCATTTTCCCTGACTTTGTAGTGAAATCTGCCGACTTTGACCCCGACACCAACCCCTTCTTTGTAGGCGAACTAACGGGTGCCGACACAACCAACCAAGTTTCTATTTCTCACAACGATGGTTTTATCAGTGGTGAAATGTACTGGGCTTACGTTCAAGTAGCCAAGCAGTTTCAAGGAAAAGACTGGCTGGGAGACTGGGAAGCGGCTTCGTTTGTCGTGGTGATTGAACAACCTCAGTCGCCCATTATGTCCATTTACACGGACAACGACAACTCGCTTAACAACATTGTTATCCAAAGCACGGACAACCTTCTATCTGACGACAACGGTGACTTCACCAGTGGCGTAGGTGGATGGTCTGCCAACACAACTAACACACTGCCGGGTGCGAGTGGTGATACCGCCGACACCGTACTGGACATTGCTCAAACAAGTATCCCTCTGCGTCAGAACCTCTCGGCCACAACGGCTATTTCGAGTATCCCCGTTGGCGCAATCGGTTACGTTCAAACGGTTGGCGCTCTTTCAGGTACTGGCACGGGCACATTCAAGGTTTCTGGTGAAACGTCCACAGCAGTAGCGGCGCTTTCTTTCCCAACGGGCAACACGCCCTTCTGGGTGCAGATTGACAATGAGCAAATCCTTTTGCGCAACAACGTTGACGGAACTTCAAAGACCGCTGACACTTTCACCATCGAGCAACGTGGCTACAACGGCACAACCGCAACGTCACACGCAGTGGGCGCACAAGTCACCTACGGTATTCAAGACGACATTTACGTCGGCAGTGTTGGCACTATTTCATGGTCTAGCAAGGTCGCAGAAACCAAGACTGTTATGGTTGGTCGTGGTGGAACTGGTGGTGGCGCATCAGGCACGGTGAGTTCAAACGGTGTTTATCCGCTCTTGTCTCGCCCTTCTAGCCAAGACAATCACAACGGAACTTTCCTATGGGTTCCCAATCCGGGTTCGCTAAAGGCTGGCGATAAGGGTTTTGTCACCCAACTCGGCATCAAGGTCAATGGTCAAAGTATTGGCGACATTACAACCAACGTCACAATCACCAACGTCAGTTACGTCGGTACGTCGTCTGGTCCAATCATTATCGGTAGGGTGTCTAAGACGGTAAGTGGTTCCACGCAATCACCAGTTACGTCTATTCCCTTCACTTTTACCTCTACGTCTGCGATTGACAACTACTTTGCCAGTGCTAACAACTCAGGCACCGCTTGTTTGTTTCCCAACATCGCCGCTGGCGCAACCTTGTCACTGGACGGTCACCAAGCCATTACCAAAAACGGCGCTGGTCTGAAAGTAACGCTTGCTCAAGCCGTTACCGTCGCTCAAACCGCTGTTGCCAATGGAGGATGGAACTCCAATAACGCAACACACCTTGTTGGTGGTCCGGGCGTTTTGCACATTGAGCCAATCAAGTCTGGTGGTGGGTTCAACCTGCCTAACCAAATCTTTCAAATACCCGCTGGTACTGAAATCTTTTGGACGCCCCCTTCGCAAGAAAAATCGTTGGCAAAAGTCACCATTTCCCCCGGTTTCTACAAGGGAACAAGCATTAAGGGTGGCGACTACTTAACCATTGGCAAGTCCTCAACCGCCGCCTCAACAGCCACCACTCCTACGCCTAGCACCACCGCTAGCGCACTCAACACTGCTGGCACCAGCGCATCGTCGTCCTCTGCGACAGGCACCCTCACGCCAAAGGTTGAGATTGTCGGGTACAACAGCGTCAATGCTACGCAAGACTTCGTTGTTGGTTTTGACCCTGCTAGCGCCCAACCAATCACCTTCTCGTCAGGCGATGGTTCAACGCCTGTTTATGCCATTGGCAACCAAAACTCAAACACGTCGTGGACACCGGGCGCAAGTGCTGATTTGATTTACCTTCCCCTCAATGCGCTACAAATCACTGGCACCAATCTCCCAACGGTTACCGCCAACCAATACGTCAACTACCAAGTTGATGCCATTGGTGTTCCTCTGGGCGCAACCATTAGTTCCAACACGGCTTCGTCAGTATTGCCAAACGGTCAAACAACCTTTACTGTTATCTTGACCAACGGCAACATCATTACCCCTGCCTACGAAGGTCTAAACCCCGACGGCACGGGTTCAGGACAACAGTACGGCGGTCTTACCCTTACGCTGATTCCTTCCTCGTCACTCATTATCAAGGCTGGCGCAACCAAAATCCCAGTGGTTCCGTTTATCCCCGACGCTAACTATCCGCTAGGTCACGCCTCGGTTTCTGTTTTCTATCCGCCTTACTTTGGTGGCGAGTTATCTGGCTCAACGACAACCAAACCAGCCAAGCAAACACACGCCTTAGTTATGAAGACCACTCAAAGCGGTAATGCTGAAATCAGTATTACCAATAACGGCTGGTTCTCTTCAACTTCGTCGTGGAACGCTCAGGCGAACACCGTGCCAGTCAATGCTGGACTTACTTACGGTTTTGCCGCTTGGGCAACAGTTGTCGCTGGTTCGGCTTCACCAACTGTCAAGTTGTTCCTCGACTGGTACGACCAGTTTGGTAACTGGATTCAGACAGACGACGGCACACGAAGCCTCAGTAACCCCACACGGCACAACCCTATCCCCGGCGTGGTGATTGGTTCTGCTGGCGGCAGTAAATCGTGGAAGCCCGTTGCTATGGTCGCCAAGTCGCCTATCAGCACAGTCGCCACGGGTGCCAACTTCTACTCCGTCACAACGACCAACAACCTTCTACAGGGCACGGGTTCTTCTGGCTCAAATCAACTGGTACTTAACTCAAGCACCTTTACTTCAATCACCAGTGGAACGCTTATTGAACTTGACCAGTACCCAGTTTCGGAACTGGTGCAAGTTTCCTCGGTTAGCGGTAACACCCTGACGCTTGTTTCTAACCTCTTGTACGACCACACCAACGCTCCTATGAGTACTGGCTCTGCGTACACCCTCGGCACTGGCATCACAACTGCGCTGGTTGCTGGTACTGAAATCACAATGGGCAGTGGCGTTACCGCCGTAACGACTGCTCCTGTTAAGGCTGGAGAAACAACCGTGCCAGTGCGTATCACCAGTGGTACGCCAACCCTCACGGCAGACACAATGACTCTAGGCGCTTCATACGCTTGTCCTCGTATCTTGCTCGAAGGCGTTTCCGCTAACAGTGTCTACGGTATTTCCAACCCAATGGTGAAAGCACTAACCCCAGACTTGTACGAAGGCTTCACTGTGTTGAGCACGACTCTACCGACCCTTCAGTCGCCTATTCCTGAACTCAATACGCCTTCACCTGACCGTGCGTTTGTATTGCCACCCTCTACGCCAACTGAGGGCGCTGGAACTATTTTCTTGTTTGACCCCACCAACGACAATGGCTCTTACGAACTTCACCAAGGCGGTGGCGACCCAATCCTTGACACCGTTCTTAGCGCATCAGCAAGCGCAGGAACTACGTCACTGTTGCTTGACAGCGTTGAGGGATTGTCAATCAACAGCAAACTGGTACTGAACGTTTATGTCAGCCTGCCTTCAACAACACAAACCAACCTTGACATACGACAGGCTATGTACACAGGTGAAATGCAGGAAATCAACGAAGCGTCGCAACAACTGGAGCAATCGCTAAGTCAGACCAAGACTTACAACGGTCTAACCACAGCACAACTCAAAAAGGAGTCGAGCACAGTCTTTACTGGCACTGACACCACTGAAACTGTTTTGATTGACCCGTCGTGGGACGGCAGCAACAACGTGGTTCTGCAAACGCCACTGAAATACAACTACCAAAGCGGTACGCAAGTTAATGCCTTCACAACCAGCATTACGCAATCATTTGCCTACGCTCAGAAGCAGGGAACACCAGTGGCGGTATTTAACTGGAACCGTGCTGGCTACACCAACACCTCTGGGCGCTCGTACTACTACTCACTCGAAAAGAGCGAGGACTTTGGTGTGACGTGGAACCCTGTATGGAACGGTTCGCAACTAACACCAGACAGTTCGGGTATGGCTTCAATCACCGACTATGACGTAATCCCCAATACCGTCGCCTTCTACCGTGTCACCGCTAACTCATCGTACATTGACGCTTCAAGCAATAGCATTGTCGTCAATGGCGTTACTTCACCACCTGCGCAAGCACCTATTGTAGAAAACCAATCGTGGTGGCTATCAAGTACGTCGAACGAATCCTTGCGATTCCCTGTTCTCGTACAAAACGGTATTCAAGAAACGCAAAAGCACCCTGTTGGCGTGTTCTACCCAATGGGAGCCAGCCGACCACTTACGATTGCTGGTGTTGTTCAGGGGCGTGACGCAACGATTACGATTGTTTGGACGGACGAGGACAACTGGCAGAACTTCATAGATATGCTCAACCTTGGTGAAACGCTGGTTCTGATTGACCCCGTTGAGTCCGAGCGTCGCTACATCTTTGTGAGCCAAGACATTACGGCGACCCACCAAGCCGCTTCTGGAAAGCCGTATCGTTCCCTCTCAATCACCTACGTCGAGGCGGCACCGCCAAACTTTGGTTTCATGTACGGTCAGAAGTAATGCCTTTACCACCTACCATCGCAAGTTCCGCAGATGCTTTGGGCATTAGCGAGCGTATGGCGTTTTCGCTACAAAGTTCGCACCGCCCAATCGTTGTAGTGAAAACCCTCACACCTAAGGGCGTGACGTACAACATTCCTGTGACATCTGGCACCGTCACGGTGGACAACACTTCCGTTGACTTCCGCCGTTCGTTTTCGTTTGTAACCAATACTGAAATCGTCTACTCCACTGACGGCGTTTCTGATACGTCGGCACCTACGAACGATTACGGTCCGCTCAACATTTATGGTCAGCACTGCTTTATTTACCGTGGTGTTATTTGGGACATTGACCGAATCCCACGGCAACTATGGGAAGCGGAAGCAAACATCCCCGATTACTTGCTTCGCTTTGACAACCTTACTGAAAAGTCCTCGCCTGACGTTCCGCCGTGGGCAATCGCTCTAGCCGAAAACCCACCCTACGAACTTGTACCGCTAGGCGTTTTTCGTATCAACGAAGTAGATGTTGACGAGCAAACAGACGGGCAGTTTTCAATCACCGTCTCTGGTGCCGACCTGTCCGTGAACATCGCCCGTAACGCTTGGACTAGCCCCGTAACAGTTTGGAAAACCCAATACACCGTGCCATTGGCAAAGTCTGACACCACCGCAGAACAGACCTATGTTGCCTCGACGTATGAAGAGGCGATTAAAGACCTAATCAACAATCGCTGGCCCGTTGGTCACGCCGTATTCGGTGCACCAGTATTTAACTTCGCTGAAGGTCTAAAGGACGCACTGATTACTTCGCCAATCATTATGGGCGCAACCAACGTTACGTCGTCACAGTCGCAATCACCTTGGACGCAAATCTCTGCCCTCGCCTCGGCGGTGAACTGTATGTTGTACATTGACCAGCGTGGTCGCTTCACCTTGCGCAAAGTTCCTGACCCCAACAGCATGAACCCTGTTTGGCAGTTTCGTGACGGTCAAGGTGGTCTTCTGACGCAAATCAGTCGCAAACTCAGCGATACAAAGGCTGCCAACTACGTCATTGCCACTGGTGAAAACACTGGTTCTAAGACACCGTTGCGAGCCGTTGCCGTTGATGATGACCCCAACTCGCCTACTTACTACCTTGGTTCGTATGGACGTATGGTGGGCTACGAGCCGGGTCGCAAGAAACTGACGACGCAGGCAATGGTACAAAGCGCCGCCGACACCTACCTCAACTGGTTTGTTGGTGGCGACGACGCAACAACGTTTGAAGGCGTAACCAACCCAGCCCTCGACGCTGACATGGTTGTGTTACTTCGCCGTCAGCGTGTTGGTGTTTTTGATAACCAAGCCGTGATTGGCTCGCTGAACGGCAACACGGGTCGCAATACAATCTCAAGTCTCAAGGTCGCACCTCTTACAACGTCGGTTGCTGGAAAAACGATTGTGGCTGACGTTGGCGATGCCCTCGTGATTTTCTCTGACGCTGGCAAAGACCAAGTTATTGTTACCGCTCAAGCCAAGGTTGGCGATACTGTAATCTACGTCAAGCCATTTACGCCCAAGTTGGACTACCGCAAGGGGACGGCACTTCTCGACCCGACGATTCCCACGGACGGTTCTGTCCCCGTGTATCTCGACAAGATTGTTACGCCGTTGGACATTACTTCACCACAACAGTTCACGGCTCGCTCACGTCGCACTGGAACCAAGCAAGACGCTATCCGTAGCGCCGCATACGACGGTGTCTAATGGCTAAGCCCGTTGACTTTGTACAACTAACCAACTCGATTGCTAACGGTGGTCAGTTTGACCCTCAGCCGTCTGAGTCAATGCGTATGGCGCAGGTGATTGGATTTGACCCAAACTACGAAGGTTCTGGTTCTGGCGGTCCGCTACTGAGTATTCAGTTGTCTGGCGATGATTCACCACTGCACGGCGTAGCGTATGTATCTAGTTACACGCCAAAACTCAATGACACTGTTTGGGTGAACCTTTCGGGTACTGACGCTATTGTCCAAAGCGCCATCGCTGGAAATACGCCTGCGACCAACGGCTCGACAATCACCAACAATGGCGTAACAACGACGACCACGGGTAACGGTGGTCAGGGCGCTCACTCACACTTGTTAGGTCGCAAGGTTTGGCAAGACTCTCACCTATTCACCACGCCTATCTCTCGCTCAGACTTGCCACTTGTTCCGACGAGTGGCACTGGTGCGTCAATGAACATCTCGTGCGAAGTATTGCCCAACCAGTTCTACAAAATAGAAATCAGCACGACGATTCTTGTTACTGGAACACCGTCAAGCGACGGATACTTTTCTATTGGCGTATTTGCCCCACCTGACACGCTACAAACAACCACAGTCACGCAGAATGAGACGGTCTATACGCCTGTTAGCCAGATTTCTATTCCTACACAGGGGTATTACACGGTATCGGGTTCTATCGTATGGTCGCTTAGTGAGCCAACCGCTCAAGCAGGTGATTGGAAGAAGATGTTTACTAACTCTGACTTCACTTGGTATGTCGGTTTAGAAACTGGGTACAACACACCAAGCAACACAACGGAAAATGTGACGTGGAACATTCAGTTCGCACCGACTAATCCATTTCCAAAAACGTCTACGTCAAAGAAAACACCAACCACTCTCACGGTCTACAACGAAGGTCCTGCGACGTAACAAGATTTCGCCAACCGTGGTCTAAAATCTGGGTATGGCAGGTGCGACTCAATACCCATACATCATTGCGGCGTGTATTACCGCCGTGCCTGCAACACTCGCCGCTACCTCAGCGTGGTATTCAGCCCACCAAGGACGCAAAGAAGCAAAGCAGGTAGAGGGTAAAGAGGATGCTCACTTTGAGCGACTAGACGCAAAGTTTGACCGCATTGACGCAAACTTCGCCCGTATGGATTTACGTTTTGACAGCATCGAGGACAAGGTTGAGCGCCACTTAGGTTGGCACCGCTCCCTAGCCGAAAAAGACTTGCCACGAGCGTTGTCGGCAGGTGAACGTTTGGACACAAACCAAACACAAATCATTCAACGAGACCAAAACAATCAATAGAAAGTGAAGGTGCCCAATGGGTATTTTTGAAAAGGCAGAAGAAGCAATCGAAGGCATTTTCCACAAGGAAGACAAGGTCGCAGAAACCGACGTTAAGTCTGAAGTAGCCAAGGAAAAGCCAGTCGTCGAAGCCGACGCAAAGGCAGAGGAAACCAAACTCGCACCAGAGGTCGAGAAGGTTGCCGAGACTGCTGTTGAGGCTGAAGTTAAGTCTCTCTAAGTTCTAACAACAAAAGCCCCTATGTAAGGATTAGTTCCTCGCATAGGGGCTTTTGTCATTCGGTGAGGTTAGTCAGTGACCTTCACCGATACCGAGATACCACCCTCAACGTGATTGAGTCCAGCAACGGTGGTTCCAGTAATCGGGTCTACGACGGAATCACCAGCGAAGTCCACGACCTTCTTGATAGTGGATACGTCAGCCTCACGCTTGACACGAACCCAATCAGAGTGGTTGTTGCTCTCAGCCCACGCCAAGAAAGCGTCAATGTCAGCGACCTCAACCTTGCTAGGCGAGATACGGCTAGATACAACACCGTCAGGGAAGTCGAGCGACTTGCGACCATCAGCACTGTTCTCACGAACGGCAACCAAGTAGTCGGACAAAGCAGTCTCGTAGAACTCAACAGTGCGCTTGTTGCCCACGGTGTTGGTTTCCACCCAAGCGTTGATACGGTCAAGTTCGACCTTAGCCAGACGCTTCACCTCGTCAATACGACGCTGTGCTTGGGCGAGACGACGCATAGCCCAAAGAGCCTCGTCCTCAGTGTTGATGGTGAATCGCTCTTGCTCAGTCGTGAACGTCTCAGGCGTTCCCTGTGAGGCAAGGTACTCGTCTAACGTTAAGTCGAACGGGTCTGTGGTGGTTACTTCGTTTGGCATTTTGCCTTCCTTTTCTAATCAGTTACTACATTTAAAAAACTACAAGAGGGGTGTAACACGTCACCCAAAGGTCATTATTACGGAGTCGTCGAGTGAAGCCCAAAGTGCGTCAATAAAATCCTGTACGGACTCTTGCCAATCCTCATCTACCAAAGGCTTCAGTTCGATAAGTCGATTAGCCAACTGCTCCATCTGCGCAGGGAAAATGTATCCGTCGCAGTCGGAGTGAACGAGCAGTACGAGTAGTGGGTCGCTAGGCGTTTCTTTCCACATACCTAAGTAGTTACACCACTCGTAACGGTCATCAATCGAATCCCAATCAACACCAGCAACACGACACAACTCCTTACGGAAGTTGTTAAAGGAACTGTACGAACCGTTCCAAGCGTCATAACTTACATTCAATCCCATTAGTCCGCCTCAACCTTTGATTTACCGAATACTGCGTTGATTTCGTCGTCGGATACTTCCACTTCGTTGCTCAAATCGTACTGGTGGCTCATACGAGCGTCAAACGTGTTGATTACATTAACCAGCAATGCGTCGCATACAGCAAGGTTGCCACTGCGCAAGTTGCCGAGCGCCTTGGAAACCAGTTCGTAGATTTCGATGTCCACTTGTTCTCCTTTGTCAGTTACTAAACCCTACTAAAGTAAGATTAGCAGGTTGGTGTGACAAATGCAAACACCCCCTTAAATGCCAAAATCCCGTCCTAGACCAGTTACGGTACTAGAACGGGATTTTAAGGCTCAAATGGGCTAAATAGCCCCCAATGCGGTCAAACTAGGAAGGTACAACCTCGTCTAGGTTTGGCTCCGCATTGTTGGCGATTTCCGCTACGAGAGCGAGAGCGTCGTCGAGGCGTGACTTTGGTAGGTTATTCACCTTAGGAAGTCCGTTTGCGCCCCACTCCTTAGCGAGAGCCTTGCGCTGTTCTGCTGAGAGCGCACGAATACGTCCGTCAAGAGAGTCACGCTCGGTGTCAGAAATCATTGGGTCGCCTGACTTGAGCCAGTTCTTGAACGTTCCAACAGCGTCCTTCGCCTTGTTTGGTGCGAACACTTGGTCAGCCAAAGCCTCACAACGTGTCTTGCCAATAATGGTGCGGTGTTCGGTGTCCATCTCAAGTACAAGCGTGTACTCGTATTCGATACCGTCACGCTGTTGCGGTGCAAGACCAATCTTCTTTGGTGAGAGGCGACCATTATCGCCCTTCTCTAATGAGTACTCAGTCTTAGAACGCATAGAGGTAATGATGTGTCCGTTGAACGCAAGAATGGTGTCCACCATACGTTGCTGGATAGGTGTTGCTACCTTCCAACCTGCGAAGGCGTTACCTGAACCCTTAGCGCCAGCGTTTTCGACAATCTCTAGGATTCCGCCCTGACCATTCCAAAAGTGAGTAAGGCTGTCAATCACCACAACGGCGTAGCCTTCGTCTTCCGCCTCCTTGAGGATATCCACGAGACGGTCTGGGTGGTACGGAGCACTCATTGAGAGAGTGTCGAAGTCAAAGCGGTCTGCGTACAACTTGGCGCTGTCACGCTCTGTGTCAATCACGGCAATCTTTCCGCCGTCAGCAAGTTCGGTAGCCCACAACAGTGCGCTGTACGTCTTGCCTGAACCCGAAGGTCCGGTTACTGCGATTCGGGCTTTTGCTTCAGCCTTCGTCGCCTTGGTAAATAATGAACTCATTGGTTCACCTTTCTGTTTGTCCTTTGCTATCGCAATCGGAACCGTTATCGTCACCGACGACTTTAGCACGACCACTCAACCCGTGTCCATTACGACACAAAGTTTTTTTGGGTGGCTTGTTTGAGCCGAGAAAAGTGTGTAGTGTGCTCTACCTAGTGAAGGAGCAAAATGGGCATTAGGCGCTCTAACGAATCGTCAAGAAACTACTTTGACATCATTGACAAGCGAACAGTCAATGACACCCGACTTTCGTGGGAAGCACGAGGTCTGCTGATTACCTTGCTTTCATTCCAAGACGACTGGGTAGTGAACATGAAGCACCTAGCAACGATTTCGCCCAACGCTGGGCGTGACAAACTCAAGCGCATTTTGGACGAACTTGAGGAATACGGTTACCTCACCAAGGCGTATGTACGCCAAGAGACTGGTTCGTTTGGTGAAGTCGAGCGAACGGTCTATGAAATGCCTATAGGTGGCTACGGCGACCAAGGGTTTTGGTTCCTTAGTAAGAAGCACCGTGACGGATTTACCGTTGACGGGAAACCCGTTAACGGCTTACCCGTTGACGGCTCAACCGTTGACGGCAAACCCGTAGACATAATAAAGAATAAATCAACTAAAAAAGAAATAGTACCAAAGAATAAGAGTACTTCTTCTGCGGAAAACAAGTTTTCCTTAGAGTTTCAGGAAATCTGGGGTCACTATCCACGTCGTCTAAACAAGGCTGGTGCCTTGAGTGCCTACTCAGCACGACGCAAAGAGGGGGTGTCGTTCGAAGAACTACTGAAAGCGACAATCAACTACGCCAAGGTGCGTGAGGGCGAAGAGCAAACCTTCACTTTGCACCCCACAACTTTTTTTGGTACGAAGAAACGCTACGAGGATTACGCCGACGGCGCTCTCGGAAATGTTGCGCCAATGTCCAACGTTGAGCGAGCCATTGCTGGCTTCCAAGCACGACAAATCTACATAGAAGGAGAAGTCCTATGACACCTGAGGAAACAACCAAAGCAATCTCGGCGCTAGGTAACGCCTACCCAAACTGGAAAATCACCGCCGACACCATTGAGGTGTACTCGTTTATGTTGATGGACATTGACTACGAAATAATGCGTGGTGCCATAGCGACGTGGATTGCGTCCGAGGAATACCCACCGACTGTCGCAGGGCTTCGCAAAATGGCGAGCGAACTGATTGGCACAACACCACTCACCGCTGATTTGGCGTGGGGCGAAGTCAGAAACCAAGTGCGAATGGTTGGTCGTATGGGTTCGCCTAAGTTCAGCGACGACGAAACCACTGGCGCAACTCGCAAGACCGTTGATGCGTTTGGCTGGGTAACAATCTGCCTGTCAGAAAACCCAGACGTAATCCGTGGTCAGTTCTTTCGGGCTTACGAGAACATGAGGGCACGAGCCGAGCGTCAAACCCTTACGGCACAAGGCGTAATGCCTAGCGCAAGGGTAATCTCAATGCTTGAGGGCGTTAACAAAGCCATCTCCATTGAGACGACATAACCGAGGTATAGTTGGCGTATAAGAATCTTTGACTACAATGACGACGAAATGTTCTATCGCAAAAATAACTCGGACACGGTAATCACCATCGTGGGAATCGTCGTTGCCGTTGTCACTGGTTACTTCCTTTTTGGCGGTCATTAAGTGAAGAGAACGCCACTGAAGCGAGGCACGAGCCAACTTAAGCGCACACCGTTAAAGCGTGGCGATAGCCAACTGAAGCGAACACCACTCAAGCAGGGCGAATCAACGCTCAAGCGAACGCCGTTGAAGCAAGGAGAGAGCACGTTAGAGCGCAAGCCACTGAAGCAAGTTAGTGAAAAACGCAAAGAAGTGAACAAGCAACGCAAGGAAGCGATGATTGCTCACTTTGGCAAGCGTGAACTGTGGAAGTGTCAGATTGGCGACGTAATCGGAACGACTTGTTTCGGCGCTGTCAACGGTCACGAAATCTTGTCACGGGCACGAGCAGGACGCACCGACGCAAACTTGCTAGACATGAGTGGTATCTTGCTAGCCTGTAATCACCACAACTCTTGGATTGAGGACAACCCAACCAAGGCGCATGAACTTGGACTTACCAAACACGCTTGGGAGGCGTAAATGTCAAAGAAAGACCGACCACCTTGTGTCGTCAACCTACAACCTAGTGAAATAAAGGCTGGCGATACCGGCTACGCACGAACGACTGGTTTTATGGGCTTTTTGATTCGTGTTGGTGAAAAGTTAAAGTGGCGCAACGGCAAGTACAACCACGCCTTCACTGTTATCGAAGCAGGTGACACTTACGACGACATCAAGGTTGTTCAGGCAACGTTGCGTGGTGTAATCGTGAGTTCATTTGCCGACGTAATGGTTGGTGCGTACCTGATTGACGTTTTGCCAGCGCACGAGTCATGGCGACGTGAGGACATTGTTCGCTTTGCCTTAGAGCAAGTAGGCGACCCTTATGGGATTTTGAGTATTCTGTGCATTGCCATAGACATTCTCTCCCCAGACTGGTTCATCGAGTTCCGCCGAAACTTAACTTGGGTGTGCAGTGCCGTATCAGGCGAAGCGTTGCGCTTTGGTGGAATGTTGAAGTCGTGGGGCAGTATCTACGACGTAACGCCGACCAACCTGTTCCTTGAGCACTCCAAGCAACTTGGGCTTGCCGTCTAATGGCGACCAAGAAGCCAGCGTCAGCCAAACACCTCACCGAGGTTGTCACTTACAAATCTCCAATGTTCGGCAATATGTTCGAGGTTCGCTGTCCTTGCGGTTACATGATGCGTAGTCAAAACCAAGAGTACGCTGGCGAACTGATGATTGCCCACGAGGAAAATCCTGACTACAAGTACCCGTCGGTAGTGCACGAGGAAATCAAGAAAAACAAGCCAGTGAAATAGTGGGTGTAGTATTTCGCTATGACCTATTTCGCCATTATCCTCTGTGTCTCGTGGCTTGCTATTCTCGCCACTGTTGTATTTTTATACATTGAGTATTCGAGTCACACTCACAACAACGATGGCTCAATCAACAGCATCGCCAAGGGTGGGCTGGGCGACGGACCAACGATTGCGCAAATCGAAGCCAGCGCAAACGACACGCCTGCTAACTAAATCAGGCTACTGAAATACCCCTAGTAGGCTAGGGGTTATGACGGTCATAGTTGGTTGGTTCGACAAGAGAAGTGCGTGGATTGGGGGCGACTCAGGTGCCTTCTCGTCCGATACTGTCACCATTGCCTCTGACGCTAAAGTTTGGAAATCAGAAGATTCTTTAGTTGGAATCGCTGGTTCGTTCCGCCAAGGTGAAATCGCCAAGGAATGTGGCATTGGCGACCCCTACGCACTCCGTGACCACCTTTCGTCAGTTTGGGAAGCCCGAAACAATGTTCCAGAAGAATGGGGCGCAGAACTACTCGTCGTCAATACAACCGGCATTTATTACATCACTGATGACTTTGCCGTGGTGAAATGTCGTGAGAACTATGGTTCTGTCGGCGCAGGAGAAGCGATTGCCCTTGGTGCGTTGTTTGCCCTCGAAGGCACGACCATTACGCCAAGAGAACGATTAACTACCGCACTGAAATCTGCCTCGACGCACGGCTTGATGGCACGACCACCATTCAAGATACTTTCTCTATGACCTACACGCTCACCTACGAGCACCGCCCTGACTTCACGCTAAACAAAGAGCGCACCGTTCATCACATGGTTCGAGCCAAAGTGGTGAAAGAGTGGCGAGCCGCCTTTTGCGAGTTGGCACAAGAAGCAATGGTGCCACGAATGGAACAAATCGAAGTTGTCGTTCAGCCCTACGTTATGAACGCTCGCTACCGCCAAGATGTTGGTGCGTGTTTCCCTCAAGTCAAAGCAGCCATTGACGGCTTGGTTGATGCTGGCGTTTTGATTGACGACCATGCTGGAATCGTGTTGAAACTAACTTTCCTTGCGCCTCAGTACGGACGTGACGCACTAGAAATCACGATTAGTGAGATAAAATCGTAGGGTAGTGAAAACTACAGACTGACTAGGAGTGTCGCCGTGAAGTCACCTGTTGCCCCTGAAGACCACAATCTCGTCCTGTTTGTTTTAGGGCAGATTTCGGCTGTACTTATCGCCGTTTTAATGCGTCACTTCTAAACTTTCCACCACTAGACAAGCCTTACGCAACCCCAATACCTTGTAGTAGGGTTTGTCTATGACTCGTGATGCCGATTCGGAACTATTAGAAGCAACCCGTCGTCATCCGTCATCGCAAGACCGTATGGTGAAAACTGCGACTGGCGACTTAATCACTAACCCCACTACACTTGATGAACCATTAGGAGAAAACAATGTCCATTGAACCAATCACCCCACTGCCAGAGCGCAAGGTTGCCGACGAGCACACTTCACCAGAAGTAGCGTCACTGCTATCACACATCCGTGACATCTGCCGTCAAATGCGCAAGCACGAGCAGGAAGTTATAGAACTAGGCAAGGAGCGTCGTCAGACCGTGACTCGCCTTCGTCAGCACGGCGTGACTTGGCGCAAGATTGCGGAGTGGGCAGAGACGACTGACCAAGCCTTGTACAAGCACCACAACCGAGAAAAGTAATACTTGTTGCAAGGTATTATCCTTACTATACTGATGTATAGTTATGCCTACTGACCCGTTGCTCTACAAAGCCGTTCAAACACTCGCAGGTATGTGCGACGGCGCACAGACGCAAGACGGCGCTGGTTTTAATGGCACCGACAGCAAGTTTGGCAAACAACTCGCAAGTATTCCGCCCGAAGCGTGGGATTTAGCAACCCAGCGTGAAGCGTGGGAAATGCTGTTTAAGTACCGACTACAACTTGGTATGCAAGGCATTGTCTATGACGACATTAAGGAACCCAAGGAAGTCAAAAAAGCACTGAACCGTGGTGTTCGTGCCATTGACGTTCGCAACGGCAAGGTTATGGTGTTCTTGCCATACGGCGATACTGCCTATCCCAAGCAAGCCTTGGGCGCAACGTGGAACCGTGACCTCAAAGGTTGGCAAGTAGCCGTTAGCAAATACGGCTCAGTCCTTAGTTGGGCAAAAGCCAACAGTATTGGCGTATCAGAGCGAGCGCAAGCGTTACTCTCAACAACGCCAGCAACAACTTCTGCTGATTACATTGGCACTGCCTCTTTGGAAAAAGACGGTATCCACATTAAGTTCGACTACAACCCTGCGTTGCTCGACGCTATTCGCACAATACCGGGGCGACGTTGGGAGCCAGAGTGGCGTGAGTGGATTATTCCTAAAGAAGCGGTATCTCTCGTTAAGCAACTCGCCACTCAGTACAACATTTTCCTCACTAATGACGTGAAGCGTCTGCGTGACTACGAAATCAAACTTAATCCCAAGGTCGGTGCGTCAGGCGAGAACTTCGCCCTACGGTTTAACTACGACGACGAACTTCTAAAGACCGTTCGACAAATCCCCGGCAGTCAATGGGAGCCGTTGTCAAAGGCGTGGATTGTTCCACTTGAGTCCGTTGCTGAAGTCATTGAGTTTATACAGAGATACGACGCTGAGATTGCCCCACAAGCGCAACTGCTACTTGACAGGGCATCTATCGTTAGCGACATTGTTGAGGCAAGCGCCGCTCACGACGCAAACATCACCATACCTAACTTTGGTAGCGACAAGTTCAAACTGTTTCCTTTCCAACGTGCTGGCGTTGCTTACGCTATGCAAGCAATGGGTTTTGAGTACATAGACGGCGAGTGGGTTCGTGCTCGTGACGTAGAAGGCGGAGTGCTGATTGGCGACGAAATGGGATTGGGCAAGACCAGCCAAGGACTCGGCACTATCGCCGCCGCTAAAGCGTTCCCTGCTGTTCTTGTATGTCCAGCCTCACTCAAACTGAACTGGAAGCGTGAAGCGGAACAATGGATTCCCAACGTCAAGGTTGCTGTTCTTACTGGCACGAGTGGCAATATGCCTGACGCTGATTTCTACGTCGTGAACTACGACATTCTTTCTCACTGGGTTGAGAAGTTTCCGCCAATCAAAGGATTAGTCCTTGACGAAAGCCACTACATCAAGAACGGTGCGGCGCAACGAAGCAAAGCCTGTATTCAGTTGAGCGACAAAGTGGTGAAGGGCGGTATTCGTGTCTGCCTATCAGGAACACCAATCGTCAATCGCCCAACCGAGATTATGACCCAGTTGCGTGTCATTAAACGCCTTGAGGATTTTGGTGGAGCAACCAAGTTCCGTAATGCGTATGGCAACCCAACCAACCGTAACCTCGCCGCCCTCAACAGAAAACTACGAGCCTCGTGTTACGTTCGTCGTCGCAAGACTGACGTACTTACCGAACTGCCACCGAAGCGTTGGTCACCAGTCATTGTCGAAGGCGACCCCAAGATAATGAAGGAATACAAAGAGGCAGAAGCCGACATTGTTCGTTATCTGTCTGAACTGGCTATGCAGTTGGCATTGGAGTCAGGAGCAACCAGCAAGGAAGCCGAGAACGAAGCGTGGCGTAAAGCACTGCGAGCACGAGCGGCAGAACAACTCGTGGCAATCAGCACACTGAAGCAAATCGCCGCACGAGCCAAGATGAAAGTCGCTGAACAATGGATTAAGGACTTTCTTGATAACGACAAGAAACTCGTTATCTTTGGTTGGCACCGCTCAGTCGTAGACGAAGTTGCCGAGCGATTCAGCAACAACGTCAAAATACAAGGTGGCATTACCGCAGAGAAGCGACAAGAAGCCGTGGACTTATTCCAAACTGACGACAACCAAAAGGTTATTGCTTGCAACATTAAAGCCGCCGGTGTTGGTTTGACATTGACCGCAGCAAGTGATGTTCTATTCCTAGAACAAGGTTGGACACCGAGCGACATGGAGCAAGGCGCAGACCGTTGCCACCGTATTGGTCAAAAAGACTCAGTAACGGCGTGGTTAATGCTCACGGCGAACACCATTGACGAGGACATAGCGTCGTTGATTGACGCAAAGCGTTCTATCGTTGACCGAGCGATTGACGGTTCAGACGCAGACGACGAGGAAAGTAACTCGATTGTTGGTGACTTGATTGTCGCCCTAGCCGAGCGTGGCTTGAACAACGCTGACTAGATTAACTCGGCGCTCAGCATTTCTCGCAACAGTTCCTCACTATTGTCGTCTGGCTTATGAAGCGCCATAAGGGTATCGAGCGTCCGTAGGTTCCAACAGTCCACATAAGCGTTGGGCTTAGTGTCACCAAACATACGCCACTCA